AAACAAGAACACAAACGCCATTTTCCACTTCAAGTGGGTCTGCCGTTAGCACAGGTTTTTCTGCAACAATTACTCCAACATCTGCTAGTAGCAATATATTAGTTATTGCATATAGCACTTTGGGAGTTCCTACATCAGGAATGAATGGTCATATTGATTTGCGAAAAGGCACATCAACTACTCTTGCAACAGATTGGTATGTAACTTACGGTGGTGCTGATTATGTAAATATGGCTTTTACAGCAGTCTATTTAGATTCACCAGCAACAACAAGTGCGACTACATACAATTTATACGCTTACAGAGATGGTGCTGCTGGCACATTTTATGTTGGTTCAAGACGAGATGGAGGAAGTCCTGTTTTGACTTCTGTGACTTTAATGGAGATTGCAGCATGAGCGATGCAATTTATAAACTATATCCACAGGTAGTATGTACTCGTGGCGACATCGCTTACGATGCAGAAGGCAACAATGTTGAGTACGACAAAGCCGCTGTAGAAGCCTACGCCCAGGCAAACGCATACAAGGCTAAACGACAAGCAGCATACCCATCCATCACCGATTATATTGATGGCGTCGTAAAAGGCGACCAGGCCCAGATCGACAAATACATTGCCGACTGCCTAGCAGTCAAAGCGAAATACCCGAAAGAATAAATGGCATACCTAGGTAACCCTCTCCTGACGACATCGTTCACCACTGACACTCTCAGTGGGAATGGATCCACGACCGCTTTCACGCTCAGCATTGCACCAGCATCGACTACTTCGATCCTCGTGCTCGTAAGCGGTGTCACCCAGGATCCTTCGACCTATACCGTGTCAGGGACAACCCTTACCTTTTCTGCCGCTCCTCCCGCTGGGACGAGCAACATCTCAGTACGGCACCTTGGTGTTACGCCAATCGTGAACCCGCTGAACTATCGGTTTCCGTTTACCACGTCCGCAGGCACGTACACGTCTATCGCACTGCCTAATAACCAGTATCTGCCGTTTTATACTTCAGCAGGTGCATCGTCTAATATTTCACTGGTGTCTACATAACAATGCCGAAAATAGTCAAATCAATCTACACAGGTGGCTCAGTAACCTCTCTTGGCGAGCTCACCCCTACCGATACCATTGATGGCGTACTAGCGCCTACGGTGACGACTCTCACCGATGCGGCCACTGTTGCGGTGGATATGTCCACCAGCTGCAACTTCGTGGTGACCCTTGGCGGCAATAGAACCCTTGGCAACCCCACCAATGCGGTGGCAGGTCAGTCTGGTTCTATCTTCGTGGTGCAAGACGGTACGGGTAGCCGCACCCTGGCATACAGCTCGAACTGGAAGTTCCCTGGCGGTACTGCTCCTACCCTTTCGACTACTGCCAACGCAGTCGATCGGATCGACTACATCGTGCGTTCCTCGAGCCTGATCCAGGCTGTCTTCACAGGAAACTATAGCTAATGGGGATCGTTAATAACGCCCTGGCAGGATCTTCGGGACAGTCTTCAGGGTACAACCTGACCCGTTCCCTACGCTTTCGGTCTAGTGCTTCTGCTTATTTAAGTAGAAGCCCATCAACAACTACTACTACAAGAACTGCTTGGACATGGAGTGGTTGGGTTAAACTGGGTCAATTTACAGCTACTGTTTCATATAACACAATGTTCTCAACTGGAACATCAGCTTTTAATTATATGTCAGTAAACTTTGCAAATTCTACTGCTAATGACCAAATAGTTATTAATGCTGACGGATATCAAAAATACTACACAAATGCAGTATTTCGTGACCCATCAGCTTGGTATCATGTTGTAGTTGCATTTAATAGCAATGCTTCTGCTGGAAGTAGAATTATTGTATATATCAATGGTGTTCAACAAACCACAGTAGTTAACAATGAAATTACTTCAGGTTTTTCTTCTCCTTTTGGAGTAACAACAAACCCGATGTATGTTGGTAGACATGGTGCAGACGCTTCATGGAGTTCATTTTATTACGCAGATTTTTACCTTACCGAAATAAATTGGATTGATGGTCAAGCCCTAACCCCATCCTCATTTGGTGAAACATCCGCATCCACGGGAGTCTGGGTGCCCAAGAAATACACAGGCACCTACGGAACCAACGGGTTCTACCTGGCCTTCACCGATAACTCAGCTGCTACTGCTGCTGCGATCGGCAAGGACTCGAGCGGGAACGGCAACAACTGGACACCAAACAACATCAGCGTAACCGCTGGCTCTACTTATGACAGCATGACAGATGTGCCTACGCTGACAAGTGATACTGCTGCTAATTACTGTGTGTTAAGTCCTGTTGATACTTATGATAACCCACCAACAGAAGGTAATCTTAGAAGAACTGGTGTTGGTCATACTGGTTCTCCTTGGTCTACTTGTCGTGCAACTTTAGGTGTTTCTAGTGGAAAATGGTATTTTGAAGGAACATTTACTGGCTCTACTGGTTCTGTTGGCAACAATATGATTGGAGTAATGACTACTACAACATCTACTTTAAGTGATGCTTATGGTGGTTCAACTACTCGTAGTTATCAAGCTAATGGTAATTTGCAAGGCGATAACTCAACTGGCACAGTATCTTCAGCTACTAGTGGCGATGTCATTATGATTGCCTTTGATGTTGATGCTGGAAAATTATGGGTTGGTAAAAACGGCACATGGATGAATAGCGGTGTGCCAGCAAGCGGTACAGGTAATGTATTTACAACTTTGCCAACTTCACCAATCGTTCCACAAGTTTCTATGTATGGAAACACAGGCGATAACTATGGATGGTTTACTAACTTCGGTCAACGCCCATTCGCCTACACCCCACCAACAGGCTTTGTAGCACTAAACACATTTAACTTACCTACTCCTACGATTGGTGCTACTGCATCTACACAGGCGAATAAGTATATGTCCATAGCCACGAGAACTGGTAACGGATCTACTTATTCCGTAACAGGAGTTCCATTTGCACCTGATTTGGTTTGGACGAAACCAAGAAGTGCAGCTTACGACCATATGCTAGCCGATTCTGTGCGTGGTGCTACAAAGGCACTTCGTAGCAATTTAACTGCTTCAGAAATGGTTGCTGATAGCTGGGGTTATTTGTCGGCATTCAATTCAGACGGCTATACGGCAGTTCCTGGAAGTGCGAACTTCAATAGTTACGGGGCTAATGGTGTAACTTATGTAGATTGGATGTGGAAAGCCAATGGCTCAGGCTCAACCAACACTGCAGGTTCTATTACATCTACAGTAAGTGCTAATACAAGTGCTGGATTTAGTATTGTTACTTGGACTGGAAGTGGCTCTACTGCAACCATTGGGCATGGGCTTGGTGTTGCGCCCAAAATGATTATTTGGATGCACAGAACAAATCCTGGTGCTTACAGTCATGGTGTTTATCATGCGTCTTTACCTAGTGCGGCATATGCGGTACAGCTTAATTTAACTAACGCCCAATCTAGCGATAACAATTGGTGGAATAGTACTGCACCCACATCTAGTGTATTTACAGTAGGTGGATACAATATTTCCGACACAATGGTAGCCTACTGCTTTGCAGAAGTCGCTGGATACTCTGCATTTGGCTCATACACAGGTAATGGTTCTAGTGATGGTCCGTTTGTGTTTACTGGGTTTAGACCTCGTTGGGTGATGGTTAAAAATGCTACAGCTGCACAAAGCTGGCAGTTAATGGATACATCTCGTTCTACATACAATGTGGCAACGGCTAATTTGCTTCCAAACAGTTCTAGTGCGGAACTTACTGGCTCAGATTTTATTGATATGGTATCCAATGGTTTTAAGATTAGACAAAGTTCTGCTGGTAACTGGAACAATAGCGGTAATACATACATATACGCCTGTTTCGCAGAAAACCCCTTTAAATACGCTAACGCACGATAGGAAATATGATGTTCTATTCAACGACGACTAACACCTACATCCAAGAAGGCAACGCCTTCGATATTGATGGTGTCCAGTACCCAGCGAATTGGCTGAACCTCTCGTCTGCTGAAGACAAGTCGGCTCTTGGCCTCGAGGAAGTAGTCGCCACCAACTCACCTGGCGACGATCGCTACTACTGGGTTAGCCAGGAGCTCGAGGGTGCCACGCTCACATACGTGAACACGCCCAAGGATCTTGCCCAGGTCAAGACCTCCGCGGTTACCCAGCTCAGAGCATCTGCCTATTCCTTGCTTCTCCCCACCGACTGGATGGTGGTCAAGGCTTTGGAGACCTCGACTCCGATTGATCCCGCTTGGAATACCTGGCGAGCTTCTATTCGCTCGACCTGTGATATCGCGGTGACTAATATCGAAGCAGCAACAGACGTAGATGCAGTAGCAACAGCAGTGAGTAACGTGAGCTGGCCACATGACCCCAATTATGTAGAGCCAGTAGTTGAAGACGCAGTATCGTCAGAAGGGGAGTAATGCCATTAACCCAAGTATCCCCAGGACTACTAGATAGCAACGCAGCTACTTTGTCGTTCAAGAACCGAATCATCAATCCGTTCTTCCAGATCGATCAACGTAACTCAGGCGCAGCTCACAACGTCAGTACTAGCCCAGCGTATGGCACCGATCGCTGGTTAATGCAGTCCGCTGGAGCCACTGGCACAGCACAGCAATCAGGCTGGCCAGCAGGATTCGGATTCATCTCTGGTCTCGCCCTCACTGGTGCATCGGGCGTAACCAACCTCACCGCTAGCCAACGCATCGAGCGCAACAACTGCGCGGACCTGGCTGGCACCACAGCGAATATCTCGATCAGCGCCTATTCAGCAACGGCTACTACGTTGAGCTGGGCGTTGTACTACCCGACTGCTAACGACAACTACAGCGGTCTTACGTTGATCACCACTGGATCCTGGACGATCACCAGTACGGCTAACCGTTACTCCGCTACGGTAGCAATCCCAGCGGCAGCAACCACAGGACTGCAGCTCACGATCTCGACTGGCGCTCTAGCAGCTGGTCAGACGACATTCATCACTGGGGTTCAGCTTGCGCCTGGCAATCAGCCAAGCGAAATAGAACGTCGCCCGTTTGGAAACGAACTGGCTATGTGCCAGAGGTATTACTATCAAACTTGGGGCTTTGGTTCATTTACAAATATTGGTGGCGGGTATGCGGGACAGGTATTGCCATCTGCTAACAATGCTACCTCTTATGGAACTGGAATATTTCCAACTGCAATGAGAGCCGCACCGACTGTCACTTTATATGATTCACTGGGCTCTAGTGGAAATGTAAGTCAACCCGCAATAGCAAATGGATTGGCGGCAACTGCTGGCAATATATCTATGAGTGGTTTTCTTAATGTAACTAAGAGCAGTACGACATTTACTGTGGGAACACCAGTTATTTGTCAATTTGTTGCATCAATAGAACTATAAGGGAGACTGATGTATAAATTAGTTAATGACCAACTCAATGTGGTGCGTAGATTGTCAGATGGTGCATCAATACCATTCGACCCAGCCAACACCGATTACCAGCAGTACCTAGCATGGCTTGCTGAAGGCAACCAGCCTTTGCCTGCCGACGAATAACAGGAATACTAATATGGCAACTAAGTTTACGAATAACGCCTCTGCAACACTGGCAACCTCGATCAATAGCTCTGCTACGTCGATCGTCGTTACGGCAGGGCAGGGCTCTCTGTTTCCTACGCTCAGCGCAGGAGACGTGTTCTTCGCCACTCTGGTGGACTCGAGCAACAACCTCGAGATCATCAAGGTCACCGCAAGGGCATCTGACACCTTCACCGCGGTGCGCGGCCAGGACGGCACTCTTGCTCGTGCTTATACCGCTGGCGATCGTGTAGAGCTACGCCCAGTCGCAGCTGCGCTCGATTCCTTTGCTCAGCTAGCATCCAACCAGACTCTGAGTGGCAACAACACGCTAAGCGGAAATAACACCCATAGCGGGAACAACACCTTTAGCGGTACGAATAACTTCACTGGAGTAGCGACTCTAGCTTCTCCTGTCATGACGGGTACTCCGACTGCTCCTACTGCAGCAGCTGGTACCAATAGTACTCAGGTGGCTACCACTGCCTTTGTACAGGTCAACGGCAGTCCGACGGGATCTGTGACGATGTGGCCTTCGGCTAGCGCTCCAACTGGCTGGCTGGTCTGTAACGGTCAAGCCATCTCGAGAGCGACCTATGCCGCCTTGTTTGCAATCATTGGCACCACCTTTGGTGCTGGTGACGGCGCTACCACCTTTAACGTACCCAACTACGTCAACCGTATGCCGATTGGTTCTGGTGACCAATACGCACTAGCGGCAACTGGCGGTAGCAAAGACGCGATTGTGGTTGACCACACCCATGCTGCAACCTCTGCGGTTTACGACCCAGGCCACAACCACAGCATTAACTTGATTCCTTACAACGGAACTCTTGGCTCGCAGATTCATGGCGCTATTAATTCTAGCGCCTTGACTGGTGCTGCTGTTACCAACATTCAAGTTAGTACCACGATCTCCAATACTGGACAGTCGGGTACTAATGCAAACCTACCTCCCTACTTTGCGATCAACTACATCATCAAGAGTTAGGGTAAGTACCTATTGCAATTTAATTCTTAATATTAACAATGCTGTTATGCAGCAGAAATAAACATATTCGGTAGCTAAATGAGTGAAGAGATTCAACGTGACCTAGGAAAACATGACGCGCAGATCGATGCGTTAAACGATCGAGTAGATCAACTGCAGCATGACCTCAGGACGGTGATGGCTCAGCTCTCCAGTATTCAACACACATTGTCAGAGGCAAAAGGCGGATGGAAAACACTAATGTTCATAAGCGGAGCGTCAGCAGCAGCGGGCGGACTAATCGTAAAAATTCTAACGTGGCTCCCAATACTCCCTCGATAAAGACACCAGCTCTAGTCTTGATCGAATGGCTAGATGCCGAGCATGAGTTCGGCTGGCAGGATAGCAACGACATTGACGACAAAGAAGAGGTGCTCAACTGCTGGACAGTTGGCTGGCTTCTGAAAGAAACCAAGACACAAGTGAAGGTCTGCCAGACTTTCTCTTTGGACAATCACGCCCAAACACTCACGATTCCAAAAGGCATGATCATCCACACTACAGTTTTACAACAACCAATAGCAAGATATGCCAACTCCCAAAGTAAGTGACGAAAAGTTCATAGAAATATGGAATAAACATCGCAACGCAGCAGCAGTCGCAAAAGAACTAGATGTTGGTTTGCGTGGCTTGCACAGGCGACGACAGCGAGTTGAAGAGCGCTACAACATCCATCTAGGCGTAGACGATCCCCGATCACCTACCTTCGTAAGACGCGAACATTCCCCTCGAGTGGATTGTGAAATCGATAGCGGTGTGATTGTAGTGGGATCCGACGCTCATTATTGGCCTGGTGTTATCAGCACAGCACATAAAGCATTTGTCCAAGTAATTAAAGACATCAAGCCAGATCTCGTAGTGATGAACGGAGATCTCTTTGATGGCGCATCAATCAGTCGTTTTCCCAAATCCGACTGGTCCAGGCCACCTTCAGTGAAAGAAGAGCTGGAGGCCGTTTCCGACCGCCTGTTTGAGATTAAGCAGGCATCCGCAAACGCAAAGACCTGGTGGTGCCTCGGCAATCACGACATGCGATTCGATACGAAGCTAGCGAATATGGTTCCTGAGTTTGCTGGTGTTCAAGGCTTCACGCTTGGTGATCATTTCCCAGGTTGGAACATCAGCATTAGTTTGTTCGTCAATCAAAGCTTGATGATCAAACACCGATTTAGGAATGGTACTCATGCCACTTGGAACAATACTCTTTATAGCGGCGTGTCTATGTGCACGGGTCATTTACACCGATTGCAAGCCACCATCATCAATGACTATGGCGGCGCGCGGTGGGGCATTGACTGTGGAACGTTGGCAGATACACACGGAGATCACATGCACTACGGAGAAGACAACCCAATGAACCATTGTTCTGGGTTCGCAGTATTAACGATCGAGGATGGAATCCTTCTGCATCCTGAGTTCTGTTTCGTAGTAAATGAGAAGGCGTACTTCCGTGGCAAACAAGTAAAGGTGTAAACATGTACTTTCTATTCGACATCTACAACAACATCAAAGCAAAGCTGAAGGAGAAGCTCTTCCCAGCTGATCCGACTCCTGCACATCTGCGCGCATGGCCGTTTCCTGTTGGTCACGTACCTGCTACCAAGCCAAAGCGTGGTCGTCCTCGCAAGACTCCTGAGGCAGCTACGAAAAAACGTACTGCTATCAAAGCCCCAAAGAAGAAGGCGAAGTAATGGATCCGTTTTCGATTCTTGGTGGTTTGTTCGGCGGTATCTTCCGTCTGATTCCTGAGGGTCTAAAACTCTGGGATCGGAAGAATGAACGCGAGCATGAGCTCAAGCTTGGTCAACAACAAATGGAACTCATGAAACTCCAGGGCAACCTGAAGATGAATGAGGTGAATGTCCAAGCTGACATGGCACACATGAACGCAATCATGGAAGTCGCCAAAGCTCAAGCTCAACCTACAGGTGTCAGGTGGGTAGATGCATGGAACGCTCTGATGCGTCCTCTCATCACAACCCAATGGCTCCTGATCCTGTATCCCAGCTTCTTGGTTGCTAGCTTCTTGCTCGCAGTCCAGGCTGGCGTCGCTCCTCTGCAAGCCCTAGTCAATACCTTTGGTCCTGACGAGAAGGCGATCTGCAGTGGGCTATTTACTTTCTGGTTCCTCGATCGTGTTATCCGACGCGAGAGCCATTGAGCTAGCAGCTACCCTTTGCCGCCGATTCGAAGGGTTTCGCGCTAAGCCTTACATCTGCCCCGCTGGGGTTCCAACAATCGGCTACGGATCTACCTACTACGCTGATGGCCGAAAGGTCACCATGCAAGATCCACCTATTACTGAACCTGAAGCAAGGGCGTTACTGAATCATGAACTACTGGCTACCTATGCCCCTGGGGTCTACCGATGCTGTCCTGGATTGGTATTTGAGTCTCCTGAGAAATTGGCAGCTATCGTTGATTTCGCTTACAACCTGGGGGTTGGGCGGCTACAAGCCTCCACACTCAGACGGCGAATAAACCAAGGCAATTGGAGTGAAGCCATCTACGAACTACGCAAGTGGGTAAACGGTGGTGGCAAACGATTACCTGGCCTGGTGGCTAGGAGAGAAGCTGAGATTGAATTAATTAAGAGGAACTGATGGCAGGTCTGAAACTAATGGCGATGGGCGGGTATGTACCCCGCGTTGCACCTCATCTGTTGAATGACAACGAGGCGCAGAAAGCCCTAAACACCAAGCTCTATGCAGGAGACTTGCGTGCTTGGAATAAACCAGGATCCCTCGATGTTCCTGTTTTTGTTTCAGAGAACACCACGACCATTTACAAAGGGCGCGATACCTCAAACGATGCCCGCTGGATTGCATGGGACAACGACGTTGACGTAGCCAAGAGTCCGATACCTGGATCTGAGTACATGAACATCTTCTACACAGGAGATGGAGTACCCAAGAAAACCAACTCAACTCTGTGCGGTAGCACGGAAGGTACGTCTCCAGCTGCCTACTACAAGATGGGTGTGCCAGCTCCAACTCAGGCACCTACCGTAGCCCGTAATGGTTCGGGCGCATCACCTGAGACCCGCGTCTACGTCTTTACCTACATCAATAGCTATGGCGGGATCGAGGAGGAAAGCGCACCTAGCCCTGTATCTGCAGAGGTTCTCTGCGGTACGGGTGACACCGTAACTGTAAACAATTTCGGTACTGCGCCTACCTCAAACCTGAATATCACCAAGCGCAGGATCTACCGATCGGTCGCTGGTACTGGTTCCACTCAGTTTCAGTTCGTTACTGAGCTGCCTGTGGCTACCACCACCTATACCGACAACGTGTCTTCTGCGGGCTTAGGAGAGGTTCTGGCAAGTCAATTCTATGAAGAACCCCCCAGCAACATGAAGGGTGTGATCGCCTTGCCTAACGGCTTCTTGGCTGGTTTCTTTGGACAGACGCTGTGCTTCTCTGAGGTGAATGCACCTCATGCCTGGCCGTCCACCTATCAGATCAACGTAGGCTACGACATCGTAGGCATTGCAGCCTTCGGTCAATCCATTGCTGTGATGACTAAGGGTTATCCCTATGTAGCCTCTGGTGTAACTCCAGAGAGCATGACCTTGGAAAAGGTCGCCATCCTCGAGCCATGCGTAGCCAAGCGATCGATCACCTCAGACAACACAGGTGTCACCTACGCCAGTCCAAACGGTCTAGTCGGTATCGGCCCAGGTCAGGCTGGTCTCATGACTGGCAATGTGATGCTGAAGAACGACTTTGAGAAGTTCAATCCTCAGACGCTACGTTCTGCTTTCTTCGCTGGTAAATACTTTGGATTCTTCAATGACGGTACCGAAACGATTGCAGACGGCGCTTTCATCCTAGACCGAAACCTCTCTGCTACCCCGCTGAGCTTGACTACTCTGGTAGCTCAGGCCTGTTTCGTAGATCCTGAAGACGGGAACATGTACGTCGTGGAGGAGAGTGAGATCAAGGAATGGGAAGGCGACCTCTATAACAACCTCCCTTACGAGTGGGTATCCAAACGCTTTGTGTTCACAGCCCCAGCCAACCTCGGTGCAATAGAAGTCGAAGCAGACTTTGACAGCATTGAAGAGGCTGAGATCCTGCAGGAAAGGGTAGCGCAGCTCATTGCTCAGAACCAGGCGATCTGGGCTTCTAATGTTCCTCTGCAAGGTATGTTTGGCTCACAGGTGCTCAACTACTTTGGCATGAATGGCTCAATTCTGAACGACATTCCTGAAAACGTAGACGATCGCTATCTCCTGGTTGAGGTGAGTTGCGATGACGAGCTCATCTATACGGGTCAGTACACCCAACGTGGTGTTTACCGCCTACCGTCTGGCCACAAGGGTCAGAGCTTTGTGATCAAGGTCAACGGCAACATCGAACTCCGCTACCTCAAGATGGCTGAGACAGTGAAAGAGTTGAAGACGCTATGAAGAAGCCTGCTATCCCCGCGGTTAACGTATCTGACCAGCATGTAGCAGCGCTTTTGAGACCACTGAAAGAGAACGTTGAGATCTTGACTGGCACTAGAGGCGGTTCCTTAACAAAGCTAAACACTAGTGCTACATTGGCGGAAGTTATTAGTAAAATAAATGAAGTAATAGACCGCCTGAACGCATGACGACACAGCTGATACTAGAGGTTGAACCAGTCTACAAATTTGTGACTGGCTTCTTCCCTCTGGTTCGATCGGCTGGGCAACAAGGTATAGGACTCGAGCGAGATGGCGAACTGATTGCTGGTGTCCTGTATGACGACTTCAACGGCTCCAATATTTGGATGCACGTTGCAGCAAAACCCAATAGCAACTGGCTTAACAGGATGTATCTGAAAGCCTGTTTTGCATATCCATTTATTCAACTCAACTGTAAGCGTGTTTCTGGTTGGGTTGAAGTAAGCAATACCGACGCTAGACGCTTTGATGAGCACTTAGGTTTCCAACAGGAGGCTGTGCTCAGTAGCGCAGCTCGTGATGGCGGCGACGTGATCATCTATCGGATGTTCAAAGAGGATTGCCGCTTCATTCCTCAAGATAAACAAAGGTAAGAAAAGATGTCTAGATGGCATACCACTGAATTTGACATGCTCCCACTGCGGGCATTCCAACCGATTGGCGGGCGGAATAATCCTTTTGGTCGGAAGATGACCCTCGAGGGTGGAGGTAAGGGCGGCGGGGCTCCAGATCCCAATCCTGGGATGGTCGCCTCAGCTCAAGCTGCTCAGGAAACTGCAGACGCTCAGCGTGAGATTGCAGCCAACTCCCTTGCTTTCTATCGTCAGCAATATGAGGAGATGAAGCCTCTCTACAATCAGATCGTTGACAATGAAGTCAAGATTGCAGACGCCAATCAAAGACGAGCTGATGAGTATGCCGACTATGAGCGCCAGACTTTCCGTCCCTTGGAAAAGAAACTGGTGCAAGACGCTTATGACTTTGCTACTGATACCAAGCGTGAGCAGATGGCGACTCAAGCGGCAGGTGACATCTCTCAAGCGTTCGGTGTAGCTCGCGGACAACAGAATCGTCAGATGGCAGCAACTGGTTTGCGTCCTGACTCTGGTCGCTTTGCTGCTCTCAATCAAAACCTATTGACACAAGAAGCGCTCGCGCGAGCTGGTTCCCAGACCAAGGCTCGACAAGACGCAGACAACCTAGGTTATGCACGTCTACAAGACGCTGCTTCTCTCGGTCGCAACCTCGCAAGTAATTCTTCTACTGCCTATGGTGTAGCACTTAACGCCAACAACTCTGTTGGTCAGAACTTGCAAGGATCTCTTGGTGCAATGAACCAAGGCTACAACACAGCCATTCAAGCAAACCAAGGTGCGATTGGTGGATACGGTACTGCTGGAAATATCTACGGCCAGGAGTTCTCTGGTCGTATGCAAGGCTACCAAGCGAACCAACAAGCAGCTGGTGGTGCAATGCGCGGCATCGGTAGCTTGATCGGTACAGGTCTCAGCATGGGTACTGGTGGTGGAGCTACTGTTGGCGCCAAGCTTCTTGGCTTTGCTGACGGTGGAAAAATTCATGCAGGCCCTGGTGGTGTGCGTGGACCAGGTGGCCCAGTCGATGACAAGGTTCCAGCCCTGCTATCCAACGGTGAGTACGTTCTCCCAGCGGATACCGTCAAGGCAATCGGCAAGAAGAATATCGACAAGGTAGTAGACAAGACGCATACGCCAGCCAGTGTTCAGCGTAAGCGCAAAGCTCTTAAAGGGAAAAAATAATGGCAATTGGACTAGTTGGAATTGGCGGATTTGCCGAGGGTCTTACTGACGGCTATAGCAAAGGCACTGCACTACGCCTAGCTCAGCAGCGCGATGAGCGCGAAGCAAAAGCCTTCGAGACCGATCAGAAGATGAAGCAGGCTCAGCTCGATGAGATTGAGCGCAAGAAATCTTACAACGATCAAGTTGCCCGCGGCATGGCTGAGCTTGAGGCTCGTTTGAGTGGTGGCACTGTTGGTGGGGTGGCAGTTGATGAGTTCGGTCAGGAGATCGGCAAGCTGCAGTATTCCAGCCCAGCCGAAGCCAAAGCTTCTGGTCTGTCCTTCAAGGAAGGAACCAAGATTGAGAAAGCGCCTGAGCAACTAACCCAGACTCAGATCGATCGCTTGCGTGCTGACGTATTCCAGAAGGCACGTATCGATAACAAACTGTATGACGAGGATTCGTTCCTCAAGAACCGCCAGCTCAATAAAGAACTGAAGAAGGAAGGTGTGTTCGAAGCATTTGAACTCTTCGATCAAACTGGCGATAGCGACAAAGCAATTGAAGCGTTCAACAAGAATGGTGGCAGAACCCTACCTAAGGGTAGCTTCATGCGTAAGGAAGTAGATCCTGATACTGGCTTTACAACCAATGTGGTGTATGCACCTGGTGCAGATGGCAAGCCACAACGCCTTACTAGTTCGTTTGAGATGCAACTCTTGTACACGCCAGAGAAGCTGCTCGACTACGGCATTGCAATGGGCAAAGAGAAGTTCGTTCAAGGCAAGGCGACTGAGCGCGTCAACATCCAAGAGGGTGGTCTTGATAGACGTGCAAAAGACAAGAACCAAACGGATCGCGAAATTTCTGCCAATAAGAATCAGACGGATCGCGATATTGCTGGCAACAAGGCTATGCAAGAACGGTACGGTGAGTTGTACAAGATGTACAACAACCAAGTAAATGGCATCTACAAAGATACGTTTGCTTCGATGAATGCTCAACAACAAGTACAGACACAAACTCTGGTCTTGCAAAGAGCTGAGCGCCTGATGACTGAGCAAAGGATGTTGCCTGGCGCAGCACTTGACGAAGCAATGCGATTCACTCTCTCTAGACAACCGCAACCTGATCCCAAAAAATAAAATATGGCTGAACTGTATAAATCCTCTGCAGAAGCTGGAGCCGAGGTACGACGCTCTGGTCAAACTGGCATTGCACCAGCTCCTCAAAGTTCTTCTACCACTCTGGCAGAGAACAAACCCAGAGGCGGTCTTGCAGCTCCAAGGGCCAGTGTTGATCCAGAGTTCGATACCTACCTAGCTGAGAGTCGAACCCCGCAGAGACAGGAACGTTTCTCTGCTGATCCAGAGTTTGATGATTACCTTGCTGGCAAGACTACTCTTGCTCCAGAAACCTCGATGCCGTCACAGGAACCCCCTAAAGAAGTGGGGTTCACTGACTCGGTTGAGAAGGGTTTCAAGGGACTCAAACTAACCTGGGATTACCTAGCTAACAAACTAGAAACCGCCGTCACAGGAAGCGGTTCTAGTACCGCTCCTATCCTTCAGAAGAGTGTTGAAGAATACAAAGCGCTTGCTTCTGACCCACGCATTCAGGAACTGATACAACGAGGAAATGATGCTCCCGATTACTATGAGGGTGCTAAGGCAATGCTCAAGTACATTGCTTCGAACCCAGGTGTGGCTGTCAATTTTCTTGGGGAACAGTTGCCCGCGATGGCTGCAGCCGTGTTGCCTGGTGGGGTTGTTGGTCTGGGTGCTCGCGGTCTTGCTGCTCGTGGCGGACTTTCAGCTACACAATCTGCCGCAGTGGGTACTGCAGCGTTTGGAGCAACTACTAACTCGAGTGCAGTTATTCTGGGATCTCTAGGCACCAACTATGTTGAAGGTCTAGATAAATTCAAAGGCGATACTCAGGCTGCTTCTGACTATGCCGCTACCAAAACCCTTGCTGAAGTTCCAGCCAATGCTGTTGCTGGTCTCTTCATGGGTATTAACCCTGTAGCACGTTTTGCTCCAAGTGCACCTATTTCTGCTGCAGTCGGTAACGCTGCAATCCAAGCCAACGTACAAGGTCTTGGTGGTGCGGTAGGTGCATATCAAGCAGCTCAGTCTGTCGGTGAAGAAGCTGGCAGAGGTGAGCTCTTGGCCGAATATCTGGGTGAGGCAGCTTTTGCTCCTGTCGAAGTTGCTACCTCAGGTGGTCTACGTCGTCCTGGCGCACCAGGTGTGCAACCTGAAGTCACACCTGCTCCAGCCGCAACACCGCCACAGACACCTCAGGCTAGCGTTACTGTCGAGCAGGCACCCGCCAAGTTTGATAACGCTCAGCCGATCGACACTCCAGCTACCCAGCCTCCAACTGGTCTGACTGACGAAGAGTTCTTCACGATGCCTAAGGCTCGTGAAACCCCTGCCATGCTGTCTGCTCTCTATGCAAACGCAGATGAGGGTACTCGAGCTCAGCTTCAGTCCTATGCAAACAAGACTGACATGAAGCTGGATCTGGCCAACTCCTCCCAGAATCAGACGCTACTCACACAGGGCAACGCACTAATCCAATCCAATCCTGTCTTTGTTGGTCAGTTCCAAGAAAGGCTGGGTCAGTGGTACGAGAGGACTCGTCCTAGGGATTTCGTTCCAGATCCCATCAAGACCGCGCCCAAGGAGACGACTCCATTCGTTGAAAGAAAACGGATGGATGACGCTATGGCGCAGGAACAAGAAGCTCTGCTCAACCAGCAGGCAGAAGATCTTGGCGTCTTACCCAAGGAAGATACCCAAATTGGGGTGGAACCTACCCAAACTGAGGTGGATACCCCCATCCCATCTGAGCCTAGTCCGCTTGCTCAACTCAGCCAAGCTGAGGCACAGGTACGTCAGGGTTTACCCGTAGATACATCTGTAGATACACAACCCACCACCGACGGGATTCAGGTAGAGGAGCTGCCGACCGCTCAGATCGAGGCACAAGAGGCCGCTCAGGTTGAGTTGACCCCCGAGCCTCAGGAAACCCCGATCGTTGAACCTGAGCCCAATCCTGCAGCCGTAGACCTAGATTTTACGAACCAGGCTGGTGAGCCTGACTTTGCCCGCTTCCAACAAGAGGTCTCGGCATACGACAACGCTCAGTACAAGATCCCTTCCAAGCCCACCGACTACATCCAGGTCAATGTTGATCCTGACATCAAGACTCTGGCTGATTCCTTGGGTATCAAGGTTCTTGGTTTCCGCTATGTCGGCAACAGTCAGAAGCTGCGGATGCGCTATGGCATGTCCAATAAAGAGGGTGCTATCGCCCTGCATGACCGTGCCGAAGAGAAGTCGATGTTCGTCTTTGGTCATGAGGTATTGCATGAGCTTGCCTCTCGTAATCCAGCCGATGGTAGAGCCCTTGTCGATGAGGCAATCAAGTACCTGAGCGACGAAGGCAAAGCTGCCTACAAGAAGAAGATGAAAGATCTGGGCTACAACCCAGAACAAGTAAACGAGGAAGCTGTTGCTGACATGATGGGACTCTTGTTCCGTGATCAGCAGTTCTGGAACAAGGTGAATGAAGACAACCCTACCTTGATCCGCAAGATACTCAACGTCATCGAAGACCTGATTGCCAAGTTCGGTACGAACACCGCGCGTGGCAAATCGATTCAGAAATACATTACCGACTATGAGGCAGTTCGCAATCTACTTGCCGACTTCCTCAAGAAACAGGCAAGCCCAGATGCAGAACTCGACTTCACGCAGACTACTAACCAAGTACAAGAAACTCAGAGTGTCGCTCCGACAAGAGAAGCGCCAGTCGAAACAGCAGTGGCGCAGGAACCAGATCGAGTTCCGCAAAATGTTCCCGAAACTGAATCTGTTCAAGACCAAGCACCTGTTCAGGATGTAAAGGACAAACGTCCGATCGATGTAATCAACGCTGATCCTAACCGCGTTAAGAAAGGCACATTCAAAGAGCAGATCAAACCTGTTGCTCCTGATATTCAAGAGCAAGAGCGTATGGCTAAGCAAGCCAAGCTTAACCAGGCTGAGCAGCGCAAGGAATTTGAAAGGTCAGGATTCAGCGATGCCAAAGGTCAAGCTCTTGCCAACATGGCAATTGACGATGCAAAAAGTGAGTACCTCAGAAACGACCAAGCAATCTTGCTGGGCGACATCAAGAACAGCAAAGGTATTGTGATTGGTCGTCTGTATGACAGCACCAAGAACGGCATCTTCATGTTCCGTACTGCCAAGACTGACCAGGCGATCGACGGATCTGACATTTCCAAACCCAGCAAGATTACAAGCGTACAGCAAGCACTCAAGAAGGGTGGCGAGCAGCTACAGTTTGTGTCACGCAGAAAAGTATTGACGCCTACTCAGGGTGAGATTGATTTCACACCTGAGAAGCGCAAGCAGCTGAACAAATTCAAAGCTGATGCCCAGCGCATCATGACCACAATGTTCACGCCTAGCACCGTGCAAGAAACTCTGACTGAGTTGCGCGGCAAGCTGAAGGACATTAGTAAGAAGCGTCCTTTCTTCAAGTTCAACAAGAAGCAATCTGACGTGGAATATATCTTCGATCAGTTTGCTCAAGTGGGCGCGATGGAGTCTAGTGCTAAGCGTAGCAATCCTGTTGCTGCTATTTCTAAAGCAATCGAGGCTGCACAAAAGGCAGATACCAATGCCCGTGCTGGACTGCTGAATATCCACCTCGAGAAAATTTCTGATGCTCTAGCTGGTTTGCGTCAGGAGATGCAGAAGGCTGGCTTTGACGACAGTACGATTGACAGTGTGGTTGGCGAACAAGAACGCAGCCTAGACGCTATCCGTGAATCTGAGGTCAAAGGCGAATACAACTACCAGAAGAACCCCAGCAAGTTCCTCTCTGCTCTCGGTGAGTTCAGTACCGCTGTCGAGGAGGACGCAGCTCCTGAGATGGATACCCTACCGTTCCCTGACCTGGAGCGTAGCGATCGTATCCAGGCAGCAGTTAATGCTCTGAATGAAATTGAAGAATCAAAGAGCATGGATGTCTTCTTCAATGAGATGCGTAAGCCGCGGGAAGAGCGTGAGTTCACTTACTCAGACTTCCGTGCTGCCGCCAAGAAGAAAGGTATCGACATCAGCCAGCTGGAGATCAAGGTCAGCCAGCTACCCCCATTCCATACCCGCCTTGCTGACTTTGTGTTCGGCAATCGCCTGGGACTCGAGGGTAATTACCAAGCTCGAGATCAGTGGGTCAGCGCATACAACCAGATCAGAAACGTACTGGCCGATCGCCCAGATGATCTAGGCGCATTCGAAAGAACCATTACTCCTAGCGAGCGTCGCATCATTGATTACGTGAACGAGCAGCGCAGTAGCCTGCAAGGTCGTATCAATGGCGTACTACAAGAGAAAGGTGAGTTCTTCTCTGATCCGAAGGAAGCCTTCCCTCATGCGCTATTCAACAACTTCCGTCTAGCAGACCTGGCACCTAGCAAGATTCCTCAGAACGCCAGAGAAGCACTGCGTGCTGTGGTTGGTGGCAATGAAGATCTCTTGCAGAGTCGTTGGTTGGCTGACGTATATGACGCTATCAATGCCCGTCGTGATCTGCAGAGCCAGATCCTAAGCGGCATGACTGAGGACGAGAAGGTTGCAGTCCAACGCTTCTTCAAGAAGGTAGATGGCAACGTCGCCAAGAACCTAGCTCAGTCTGAGCGCGGCACCTTCAGCTCTCAGGTTGATGCACTCCAGTATCTACCCAAGAAAGCACGCGACAACTTCATTAACGCCATCAGCACATCTGAGATTAAAGATCTACCCAAGCTGCTGCAGCGTGCCCGCGAGATCGATGAGCTCAAGCGTGTATCTGAGAACAAGAAACAATTCAGCGATGCGATGGCTGCGTTGCTAGGTCAGGTCTACAACAACGACTCGATGAGCTCCTTCCCACTTGACAAGGTTCTTGATCAAGTTCAGGTGATGGAGCAAGAGCAGCTGCCCCAGGTCTCAGATGCAGAGATCCGTGCATATCAGGACAAACTCGCCCGTGAAGGTGAGGAGCCTGTATTTGATGTCGATGACATCAAGCAAGCGATCATGTTTGAGAAGATCGCTCAGTCTGCAATGACTGATGAGTTCGTAACTGAACAAGCTGCGGATTCTTCTACTCAACCTGAGAACCGCGGTTTTCTGGGCGGTGACATCAGCTACAAGCGTGGTGTCAACTCTCATGGCCCCGCAGCCACGATGGTGTATGCACACCTGGCTGAGGTTACATATGACTGGCCAACTCAGCCTGCCTATGAGGTCTACTACAACCCAGGTCAGATTCCTGATGCGAAGCTGCGCGATCGAATCCTGAGCCGTTCACCGACTGGTGACATCAAGGGCGCGATCGATCCCGATACAGGTAAGGTCTACATCTTCAGCCAGCGTCTTGCTGATATGGCTGATGCTGAGTTCGTTCTATTCCACGAGCTTTATGGTCACTGGGGTCTACGCTACTTCTTGGGCGACAAGATTGATGTGTTCCTCAAGAACCAGTACCGCCTTAACCAGAAGGTCAAGGCTGAAGCCGATCGTCAGTTTGACGAGGCTGCACAAACCAATACCCCGATGTCCCGCATTGAGTCCATCGAAGAGGCGATCTCTGACATGGCCGCTAACGGGGATTCCAAGCTCTTCAAGGAAATCATTGGACGCTTGATCACCTGGTTGCGTGAACATGACATGAGCTTGGTGGCTGACTGGCTGGATTCCAAAGGAGAGGCCGAGCTCGCTTACGTTCTATCTCAGGCACGCAAGGCAGTACGCACTGAGCAAGGTGTATCGCCAATGAATGGCGCACCTCAGGAAGTGTTGTATGCACGCAACAAACAGCCTGTTGAACTGTACTCCCTACGCAATGAGGAAGTGACGGGTTATGCCCGCATCAATCCTGTTCTCAACTCCTGGATTGTTTACACCAAGGGTGAGGATGGTCAGTGGGGCTACGTCATGATGGAAGAGTACTCCGATGTGTACGCCACTCTGAAGAAGATTGGCACCGTCTCCCGCTCTAGGGATCGTGATACCCGTCAAGAAATAGATCCCAACAAGTTCCTCAAGATTCCTGATAACAACGATGTTGCTGGCTGGAACGCTTTCAAGCGCAATCTGATTATGGGTGCTCAGAATCAGTACTTGCCGATCATGGAGATCGCTGAGTACATGAGCAAGAACGGTATCAAGAACACTGTCATTCGTGACTTGAAGCTGTATGAGTCTCGCTTGAAACCTATGATTGACAGACTGCGGGTGAACTACGAACAACCCATGCAGAAATTGCTCAAGGATATTGGCGACAAGGGCGGCGACATGTTGATGGTTGATCGCTTCCTTGCGGCTCGCCATGCCAAAGAGCGTAATGACTATGTAAACGAGATTACCGAAGGCAACAATCCAATTGGTTCTGGCTATGCACCCCGCGCCCGTGAAGTGAATGGCGAGATGGTGCCTGGCTATTTGGACATTTTGGATGAAGCCAAGAGCTCACCGTATTACAAAGAGCTACAGCAACTTGGAGCGCTCACTGACAAGCTCAGTGCAGACCATGTGAATTACATGGTGGAGACTGGGTTGATTGACGAGAAGACCGCAGCGCGTCTAATGCGGTATCAGCACTACGTCAATCTATCTGGAAACAAGAAGCTTGGCTTGGATCAGTATGATGAGTCGTTGCTCGAGGGCAACGGTTTCAACTTCAAAGGTAGAGAAGTCAGGGGCGCAACTGGTCGTGGCACTGAGGCAGTCGATGTCCTGGCCAACACCTTGAACGCTTACACCGCCACATTGATTCGTGGTCAGAAGGCTAGGGTCACCCTCTCCATCCTGAATATGTTTGAACAGGCTGGAGCAGATCCAACCTACGTCAAGATCGAACCGATCAGTGAGAAGAAGAAGCTCAACCTCGATCGCATGATCACTGACAATGAGATCCTGCGTGCTATTGGTGAGCAACCTACCGAAGCCTCTGGCAAGAAGTACCTCAAAGAACTGAAGGCTAGGGTAGATGGTGGTGCCACCTCAGATGAAGCTGCACAGCTCGAGCTCATTGCTCGGATTGACCAAGCAGAACAGATGAGGATGATCGAGCCTAATGTAGCCAAGACCGCAAGACTTAGGGTTAATGCGGATACGGTCCAGTCTGGCAGCCTGTCTCCTGACGGATACGTCAGCATGGTTGAAGACAACAACCTCATCGGTCGCAAGAATGTAGTGGTTGCCCGCTATAAAGGTAAGCCCATCCTCATGAGTTTTGAGGATCGCGCCACTCAGTTTGTACAAGCACTCTCAGGTGCAAGTCAGCAGCAGCGTAATGACATGATTGATCTCATCGGTGCATGGGGTCGCATGTTCGGTCAGATGCTCACCTCCTGGAACCCAGCATGGGTACTACCCAACGGTGCGCGTGACTTCCAAACTGCTATCGCCAACATGTCTACCGATCCCAATGTCGGCCCAGCGCTGGCTCAGAAGATCAAAGACGAATGGGCTCCAGCCTACTCGCTCGCATTCCGTGAGCACATCATCGAGAACGCCGATGAGGTGAAGGGTTGGACTGGCAAGTACATGCGTAACAGGAAACAGAAGACCTCGATTACCCCAGAACAGAAGGAGTTGATCGAAGCATTCAAGAACTACGGTGGCGAAACATTCTTCATGGATCGCAAGAATCTATCTGACATGCTGGAGGAACTGAACGTACATATGTTCGGCCCCCAGACAACCAAGCAGAAGTTTGAAGCTCGGATAGATGGTGCGAAGAAAGCAATGGAGTTGCTGAACATCCCGATGGAAACAGCGCCTCGTCTAGCTACCTTCAAGATCCTGCGTCAGGAGTTCCTCAAGCGCAACCTTGATAAGGGCATGAGCCAGGCTGAAGCCTTCGAAGAAGCCAACATCGAGGCTGCTCTATACGCCAAGGAAGTTACCGTCAACTTCAACATGAAGGGTAACAACCGCTTCCTACGTGCTGCCTATGTGTTCTTCAACCCAGCGGTTCAGGGCACGGTACGTATGTTCAAGAACTACAGCCGCGGAGAAGAGGGTGTCGCCAAGTTCCTACCTAGCAACGAGTTCGCTAAGGTTGCTGGTGCCTTCTTCGTCATTGGATTCCTCGGCAATTTCCTTGCCCGTGGTCTAGGCGGTGAAGCTGAGGACAAACCAGATACCGACAAGCTGGATCAGATTCCTGAGTACAAGCGTGCCACTAGCCTGATCATTGCACCTGACGTACCAGGCGCTGCTATCCCGATCGCCTACGGCTGGAACGTGTTCTACACAATGGGTCACTACGTAGCGGACGTGATGCTCGGCAAACTCAAAGTCGAGGAAGCTGCCAATCGTGTACTGAAAGCAGCGTTCGAAGCCTTTGCTCCGATCAACTCAGGTGGTGAGTCCAAGTCCCTGTCTGGTGACATCGTGAATACGATCATGCCGACTATCCTCAAGCCACCGATTTCTCTGATGTCCAACGAGAACATGTTCGGTGCACCAATCTACAAGCAGCAGTCCCCGTTCTCAGATGTACAAGAGGCGGATTCCTGGATGCACTTCGAGTCGGTCAACCCGATCAGCAAAGTAATCATGCAGGGACTGAACAAGGTGACTGGTGGTACCCGATACAAGTCTGGATTGGTTGATGTCAATCCAGGTGCGGTGGATTACCTGATTTCTAGTTATGTACCAGGACTAATCAATGAGCTGTATAAGGGCGCTGGTTTGGCTATTCGTGCACTACGAGGCGAAGACACCAAGCGTGCGCCACTACCTATCATTGATCGTCTATCCGCTCGTATACCTGAGCAATACGATGCTGGTGCAATGCGTCGTGTATCTGCTCAAGTATCTACGTTGTATGCGGAGTACATGTCAACTCAGACATCACCAGAGCGTAGAGCTCAGATCGTCAAAGAACATCCTGGCCTAGGCAAAGTAAAAGCGCTAGTCGCTGGTGTGGATCAAGACATCAAGAAGCTGAATCAACAACTCAAGGCGGTGAACGAGAGCAATGCGTCAGACGAGTACAAGGTTAAAGCTCAAAACCGAATCAAAGAAGAACAGAAGCTACTCTATAAGCGTGCAGTCAAAGCTGCTATTCAAGGTGGATTCAGGGATGCGGTTGTCGATAACGCAGTCCAAGGAAATACCTTGAACAAGATCGGCGGTATGGTTCGAGACGAAGACTAGTTAACTGGTACCCCTTGGACAACGCGCCAGGGGTATCTCTCTTCTTTCCAAAAGCATCGGATCTCACCATCTCTCATGGAGACGTATCCGTGCCACATCACTCCATTCTTTGTGTAGCTATCGCAGTGAATGTAATCCAAGGAAGAATGAAACTTCCCCATAGCAAAGCCCATTACTGCGAAATAAGCCGCGACTAAAACGTAGCGCATTTCAAAAAAGTCGCGACTAAATTGCAAAGTACTTTCATTTAGTCGCCATCCAGTACAAGCCAACATTGCTGAATGCGTACCCGCTGTACACGATAAGCATTGCGATGTTGCCTTTGAAGCCTTGTTCGATCGCGATGTATCCGTAGATCAGACCCGTCACGATGATTAACCAAGAGCTCATATGTTCTCCCTTATCCTACTGATTGCCCCCTGAGAGACAATCCCTTGTCCATTAGCTGTGCTAAAACTGTGCTAGCACACACCACCATCCACTGCTTCACACTGCTCGGTAGGTTTGCGTGTCCCCGACCGATAAAAATTACGATACAAGCAGTTATGAAGCAATCAGCCCTACTATTGGATTATCAGTAACAAACTCATAATCCCTTGGTCGTTGGTTCGAATCCAACTGGGCCCACCAACAAACCAAGTACTTACGCTGCTTTCTGGAGTTCGTCTAAATCGCACTGTGCTAAATCTGTGCTAAACGCTCCAGACACTACCTCTGCTGCCTTGGACAGGTGGCTGACCGAGAGGTTGGAGTACCGCTTTACCATCCTCGCATCCTTCCATCCGCCCAGCCTTTGGATCTCCTGCTCAGGGATACCACTCTCCCCCAGGATGGTTGCCCACGAGTGCCTCAGATCGTGCCAGCGTACCCCTTCCAACCCTGCCTTCTTTGTTGCGGCAGTCCAAACCTTGGAAGGTATCTCGCCTGGTGGGTTGCCATCCTTCTTCACAAACACCCACTCATTCGACTTACCCATCTGACCACGAAGTATTTCAATTGCCAGACTGTTGAGGGGTAGCCTCAGCTCCTGACCGTTCTTCATGATCTGATGCGGAAGGCGAACCATCCGAGCACCCAGATCCACGTACTCCCAGCGCAGTCGCAGAACGTTCATGCGCCGCAGTCCTGTTGCCACCGCAAACCTCGCCATCGTCCCGTAGGGCTCGGGCAACGCTCGAGCTAGCCTCAGTACCTCGGTGGGTTCCAGCGCCTTATCACGCTCGATCTCACCAGGCAGCATTGCAAACAGGGGTGGCACCCCATCAGCCCACCGATACGTCCGATAGACTGCGTTCACAACTGCACGCAGATAGGCAATCTTTCGATTCACATCCGCGGGAGTCCGCTTACCACCACCACGCTTCTTCGGTCTTGCCAACTCCTCGAGGCAGATCTTCTCGACTACCTCAGGATCCAGCTGATCGATGTACGTGATGCCCTTCTGCTTGAACTGCGTCGTCCACCATGCAGACTGATACTCGTACTTCTCGAAAGTCTTCAGGTCACGATGCTTCTCAAGGTACCGCTGCGTGCACTCTTCCCAAGTTCTGCGGGGCTTCTCACCCAGCTTGACCTCACGAAAAGACTCGCTGTACTTCTGAGCAAGGTATTGCTTAGCCAACCGCTCGTCACTGGTGTTCGAAGACATCCGCACCTGACGGCCGTTAGCCGACCAACGACCCCACCACACATCACCCCGTCTGTAGAGATTCATAGTTCCCTCTCTTCAGCCGAGGACACGCGAAACAATTGTATCAACATAATGCAACATAAGCAACACCCATTAGTTATTAGTGCTACACATGTAACAGAAAAAAGAGTTACAATGCTTTCGCCTCATCGGCACAAGTCCACTCAAGAAAGGAATGGAAATGCGCGTCTCGTATGAAGAGCAACTCAAGAAGCTCGAGGCAAAGCGTGCGGCCCTCCAGCAAAAGCTAGCAGAACAAGCAGCGAAGAACGTGGTTCTCAATGGCGATGAACCACAACTGCATACTGCAGTCGCTGCAGTTCGTGAGGCTGCATCTACGATGAAGCTACCCGAGAAGAACATTCTCGACGGGCTAGCCAAAGCGTTGATGGGGCCAGTGATCGTCACGTTTCGTAAGCCTCGAGGTGGTGCTGGCAAAGCCAAGAAAACAACTCGAACTCGAACCGCTAAGAAGTAACTTTGGGGGCTGCTTCGGCAGCCCTTACTGTTTGGTGAATACTCCAGTCCCTCACCACACTAGCGTTCGCACGAATCAAGGTTGCCATCTCGAGCACCTTGTCGTGGTCGGTGTTAGTGCCAGCTAGTTGCAAGTTCAGCTCTTTCCACTGATCACGGATGCAGAGCATTGCTTCTGCTACTTCATGTGGTGCACTCACTTATTTCTTCTCCTTATTCGAAACCATTTCGGGATCTCTAGATCCCCTTTGATAATTGCTTCCACTAGCTTTGCGGATTCTTTGGCGATGTCGTCGCCATATTGAGTACGCCATGACTTGTACAACTCCTTTCTTTTTGTCTTTGCCCGACCAAGAGCCAAGGCTTCCATCACCCTGCTCTCCACCCGATCGCGGCAATCCTGTATTTCTATTGCCCACTTCTCTTCTTGAGAAAGCTGGTCAGTAAACAGGTCACCCATGTCTCTTGCCCAGCCTCATCGCAGCCTTGTGGATCCGCTGTTCGAAGTAGCGTCTCACCACGTAGCTTCTTGCCACTGAGATGACCGTGAAGACCAATCCCATCTGGAACGCCTGGCCTGCCGTCACCTCAAACCCGAACATGGGTAGCACGAGGATGTTGGCAATCCAGTTAATCAAGAAGCCGATCGCGATGTTGACGCTGACTTCAACGAGAGATCCAAGTCTTGACTGCCTCACTTAACCTTCTTCTTCTTGGGTTCTTCTTCATGCAACTGACGTGAGACTTCCATCAGCTTGTCCACTTCAAAATCCATCAACTCACATAGTGTCTTGATGGAATCGCGCACAAACCACAATGCGCCTGAGTGGGGTTCCGTTGTCTCAGATACCGCCATGATCTCGAGCACATCCGCGGCGTTCTGAATACGGTTCTTCAGTCCATCAATCTCATTGGCTGCGCCCCACAACTGAGTGCGTAGTAAGTCTGTGTTCATAGGTTCTCCTTAGGTGGTCGGTCATCTCCTTCTGGATAGGTCTTGGAATAGAGCATCAGCATCCTGAGATTGCACATGACGTGCGCCAGGTGGTGCTGACCAGACTCCGAATCGATGTCCTCACCTCGTTGCCATGCAGCTAGATGGCGCAGAGCACAAGCGAGTGGCACCGACCAAGGCATACCCTTTGTCCAGTTCCAGGCGGCGTATTTCTGTTTGCCGTACATCCAGACCCGCGCCTCATCCTCGAGGGTAGAAAGCGGGATCAAACTGAGATCAGGTTTGCCGCCGTTGTAGCGGGCGCCAGATCCTTTCTCAGCTGAGTTCACATCACCGATTCCTTCGATAGGCCCGAAGGTCTGGGTGTGCTCAGGCTCAAAGAAGCCAGAGTCGTACTGCCCCTTCATGTAGGCGACTGGTGTCTTACTCATCCAAGTCCTCCGACGAATAACCATCCAATCTCACGTACTTGTCGATGCGGGCGCGAAGCGAATTGATTTCTGAATTCAGGTGAAGGATGTGATCCTTCAACTTGTCGATCTCTTCATCACGCGAAGCCAGCTTCTCAACCAGGCTATGCGCCACCTCAATCAGTAATGCCTCTTGCTGCTCATGAACGAATACGTCACGGAGTACCCGTACTGATTCATCCATCTTGCTACTAAGTTCTTGCATGTTCATATCATATCTCCCCGACTGATACTGTTAGTCAAAACCACGATCGCTAATCAGATACCGAAGATCCTCTGGCACCTGGTAGCCATCCTCCTCAAAGTCATCCTCATCAAAGCGTCTGACTTTCTCTTGCTTCCACTGCTTCACCTTCACAGGCTTATCTCGCTTGGGCTTGGGCACTTTTTCCACCTTGGGTTTTGGTGGTGGAAGTTCGTCCAGTTGCCGAAGCTGGTTTCCCGAGTCCATGACTTCGATCGTTGCGAATCGCCAGCCACATGAACGGCACGTCCTCTTGCGTCTGAGCTGGCCAAGCGTGTTGATCCTGGAGTCATAGACATCAGTCCTTTTCTTGCACTTCGGACATGGAATCATTCTCGTATTGTTCCCTTGCGTATTCGATTAAACCTAAAACTGTTGCAGCCATCTCCTGTGCTGGAGTAATTTTTTCCCGATCAACTACATCGTCCGTCTGCACCGCAATCTGAAGAATGTCAGCGCCCCCTTCGGGTAAATCCTCGATCACTAAAGTTACCTTTGCCATTCTTATTCTCCCTACTGCAATGAACTTGGTTTGATATGGTCTCTCGAGTTATCGAAGGATGACCGCACCATCTTCTCGATGCGATAGCACGCATCGTCTAGCGCCTCCTCGTTCATGTCAGACAGGCGCATGGCCAAGCCCATCATGATCGAGAAGGTGTGAAGCCAATCTCCTAGAACAATCTGAGGATTGTTATCTGAGAACTCAGCCCAGCGACGTATGAAACCTTCGAGCTGCTCAGCCTTGACTGGATCTATTGGCATCGTTAGCTCCCTTGTACTGAGTCCTGATATAGGAGTCGATGTCCTCACGCTTGAACCGATACGCACGACCGATCTTTGCTGCAGGCAATACCCCCTGTCTTGCGAGGCGACGCACGGTGAACTGCGAGAGTCCAACGTATTGCGATGCCTCATCCACATCCATCAATTTGTTATCCATTACTTCCACTCCTTGCCATGATTCAAAATAAAACTTTTTCTAAACTCCACACGCCGACCATCTTCGATTTCCTCTCGAGTCATGCCAGCTACCAACGGGATCTCGGGAACGTCGTACTCACAGATGTAACTGTCATACCCCGTTTCCTCCATCACCGTTATCACTCTCCCAGAGGGAAGTAGAAACCGCCTCCCTAATAGGTTTGTACTGCTCGCAGAAGGGTGCGACCTCGCAGTATTCGGCGCACCGCCTGTATACCCCCGCTCTCTCCTCAACAAAAGTTCCGTCAGTGAGAGGGGTCGGAATGTCTTCTCTTCGCTCATATAGTTTTATCGCTCGCTTTGCGCCTTTCTTCATCAATGCATACTTGTTGCCACTAAACCATCTTTCGTCATCAGTACATTCAACCATCGTGCCTGCTTCTGCCTGTTGATGCAGACTGATACGGGTTCTGATGTACTGATACGTTTCTTCAATCGGCCACACCTCGATCGGAACTACAACGACCGCTTGCTTTGGATAGTCTGGATCGCGAAGACCTTTAGCCTTACTAAAATCCCTCAGGATTGCCACGATCCTCAGACGCTCCACTTCATAGCCATTCTGGATAGCAAGCCAGCGAAGTACATTCAGCTGACGTTCCCAATCCTTGTGATCGCCTGTGACTTTGTACGTGCTGGTCACTTTGTAATCGTCCATCGTCTTGGATCGAACTTCCATTCTGTCGAATTGACCTGACAGCTTCCAACCATCAACGTCAGCAAACAGACGTTCTTCCTGAATGTCAGATGTCTCGTTGCCCGCACGTTCCAGGATGGTGTGAACCGACTGACCGAGGAGAGACCAGATCCGATCGCTCACATCCTCGACCACGGCATGACCGTATTGCTTGCGGAGAATCCGCACCTGAGGGGAGTCGATGAGCTTGGTTACTGAGATGTCGCCACCACCCGTGTAGGGATCATTGGTGACCGCTCTGACAAATGCCTCAGGTAGATCATGTAGGTTAGTTAGATTCACACACACTCCTTGTTATATGGGCGGATCTCTCTCCGCTGTCACGTCCCGAGCAGATTGCCTTGACGTTAGGTGTTACGCCTTGGTCTTGCGACCTCCGCTTGCGCGGGAAAGGAGGGCTTACTATCGCACCTCGGAAACAGGGATCAGCTTGGTGCGCCACATCTGCCATATGGGAAATCCGCTGACCCCGCCTTGACTACCAATCGATCATGTCGTCTTGCTTGGGCTTAGCCGCGGGAGCTTTGCGCTGACCGCCACCACCTTGACCATCATCTTCCTCAAGCGTACCGCTCAGATACTCGAGGCCGTTCTTCGATACCTTCTTCCACAGACCACCACGGAACTTCTCGCCGTTCGACATCTCGATGACGACGTTGAACAGTGGAGCCTTGGGGTTCTCGCTAGGCTTGGCTTTGAAAACTGAAATGTTGTTGTACTCGCTCATGCTGCTTCCTTCTCTTTGGTTGATTTAGATTTGATTTTCTTCTGCAACTGCGCCATCACCTCAGGGGCTTTGGACAGGGGCAAAAAGTTGAGTGCTTCGACCTTATAGATCCCAGCTATGTAGTCCTCCGTCACACCTGCTTGCTCAGCAAGTTTGCGGATGGCATCGATCTCAGTAGCACCGACAGTCTTTTCGCTAGGTGCGAGGGTGTGGGTGGTGCGATCGGGATCGTCAGCAATCGGAATGCTGAAGAGCTGGAACGCCATGTACTTGTAGGCGATCGACAACGCTTTGTTTGTTGCCTTGTCGCCCGAGTCCATAGCCTCACCGACTACGACACAGGTGACGTTCGATCCATCCAGAGTGGAGTAGATCTTGTACTCAACCGTCAGGACGACGTAGAAGAGGGGATTGCCACGGGAGTTCACCCGCTCGCTGACATCACGGCTGATGACTCGAGGCACGATCGCCAGGTTGGCATCAACCAGCTCCTTGCTCATGCGATTCAAGACATCATCGATCCCTCGAAACGCAAAGCCCTGCTGTTCATTCTTCTGGTTCTTTCCGATTCCCTTCTCCGCAAATGCGGCGGTGACCAGCTGAATCCCCACAAGAACCAACGGGGGTTTGGTCGGTTTAAGTTGTTCTTCCATATACCCTTTCTCTCTCTCTGCGATGTTGCAGTAATAGCAGTATAGAACATTTATTAGTAGCGTCAATAGGTATGAATAAAAAAAATTGATGGTGTTGTTATGCAACCACAGGGGTAAACACTGAGATAACGCGGGCTATGATGCGTAGCAGACCATATGCAGACCCGCTTAATTGCATCTTTTTATTTCCACCTACGATTTGAATCTCATCGTTCTGCACATTGAGGCGACGAGCAACGATGGTTCCGTTCTGCTCGAGGAGGTACACACCTGACTCTGCTTTCTCGTGATAGCGATCGTCTATCAGAAGTACAGTTCCGATAGGCATTTCCTTAAACGATTCGTCATTGAGACGCACCAGCTTCAGGTTCTCTGGCGGTACCCCTAGGGACGCACAGAACGACGTATGGAAGGCGAACCAGGTCAGGACAGTATCCGTGGGTACGCCACCGATTGAACCCGTTGTAGGCGGGTTATAGGGCTCCAGTGGTTCTGGAGTTGGGGCCCGCACCATACTGGCGTAGCGAGGGCTGATGTCACCTACGCCCACCTTCAGTAGCTTGGCGAACTTGGCAACGGCTTGCATGTTCAATGCGACCTTGCCATTGAGGTACTGAGAGATCGCGCCCTGGCTCGAGTAGCCTAGCTCTTGAGCGGCCTTGACTTGACTGAGGTTGAGCTTCTCTTTCTTGTCTTGCCAGATACCCTTCAACCGCTTGGCGTCTTCTTTCTCTTCGTAGTTGAGATCTCGGTTTGGCATTGTGATTACCTGCGGTGGTTTAGTAAGCAGCGCGAGTATCGTACGTACTAACATCTGCGTCAATTACTTTCACGTCTTGCAAATAAATATTAGTAGTACTAAACTAGAACTCCTGACGGACGGGGATAACAACGGTGGCGTCAGAAGAGAAGTGGCTCCTACCACGGGAAGAGTGCAGTAGAGGAGCAGAGGTGGGGAAGACAGAGCCTTGTGCACGAACGTCTGTCGGGTACTTATGGACTCAGGGTGAACGAGCCTAGTTGAACGAACCTACTTGAATGGAGGATGGGGTAGGTACGTTCGGATCTAGGGTGAACGTAGTTATATATTCAATTAATACTTATAGGTTCAATTCATTCAGATCAATTCATACGTATAGGTTATAACTCCCCGCCGAAGGAAAGGGGAGAGTAGTGAAACGTTAGGGTATCTCCTAATGTAATTTTGTGATAGTCGAAATAAAATAATACGACTACATGCATAAGGGTATATGGGAAACTGGCACGAACTGGGTATTGACATCAAGGGTCACTCTCACGGAGAGATCAAGACCCGTTGTCCTCAGTGTTCCCATTCCCGCAAAAAGAAATCGTATCCCTGCCTTAACGTCAACATCGATCTTGGCGTATACAACTGCTGGCATTGCGGTTGGTCTGGCTCAATCAAAAAAGGAAATTACATGAGGCCGATCACGCCTAGGAAAGAGTATCGCCGTCCTGAGTTTCACTCCGCACCTCTCGAGCAGAAGTCGCTGGACTTCCTGGCCTCCCGCGGAATCACACATGAGGTTGCAGCTCGCAACCAGATCACCATGACAACCCACTACTTCCCTCAGGTTGAGGAAGAGAAGCGGTGCATGGCATTCCCTTTCATCCGTGAAGGCGTCGTCGTCAATGTGAAGTATCGGGATGGCGCCAAGAACTTTACCCAAGAAGGTGGCGCTGAGAAGTGCTGGTACAAGTACGACGACATTGATCCCAAGTGCACCATCATTACGGAAGGTGAGTTCGATGCCCTGTCCCTTGAAGTTGCTGGCTTGCGTCACGCTATTAGTGTTCCTGATGGTGCGCCTACTCCTACTGCTAAAAACCTCGAGAACAAGTTCACGTACATCGACGTTGAAGACCCTCGCATCGAAGCCGTGGAGAAATTTGTACTGGCCGTAGACAACGACGCACCTGGCAAGCGGCTCGAGGAGGAGCTCGCTCGTAGGCTCGGCAAGGAAAGATGCTATCGGGTTGAGTGGCCTGAGGGATGTAAGGACGCCAACGAAGTTCTGTTGAAGCACGGCACTGAGGTTCTCAAGGAGATCATTCAGTTCGCCAAACCCTACCCCGTTGATGGTGTGTTCCAGCTCGAGGACTTCCGATCGGAGCTCGATCTCATCTACGAACACGGCTTGCCTGAAGGTATCGAGACTGGCTGGGAGAACGTCGATCAGTTCTACCGCCCTTCGCCTGGTCAGTGGACGCTCGTGACTGGTGTTCCTGGCATGGGTAAATCTGAGTGGCTTGATGCCCTCACCATGAATCTTACGAAGAAGCACAGCTGGGTATTCGGTGTGTGTTCACCTGAGAACCAGCCTGTTTCCTATCACGTCACCAAGTTCATGGAGAAGTACATCGGCAAGCGCATGAACAAGATGAGCAAGGATGAGTACGAGGAGTCCGCGGAATGGGTGAATGCTTTCTTCAAGTTCATCTTGCCTGAGGAAGATCGCACCCTTGAATCTGTGTTGGCGAAAGCCAAGGTCTTGGTCAAGCGGTATGGCATGAAGGGATTGATCATTGATCCATACAACGAGATTACCCACACCCATCGGAAAGAAGGCATATCTGAGACGGAGTACATCTCAGACTTCTTGGCGAGAGTGCGTGGCTTTGCGCGTCAGTTCGACGTGCACATCTGGTTGGTGGCGCATCCCACCAAACTGCAGAAGGGATTGGATGGCAAGTACCCCGTACCCACAGGCTATGACGTAGCGGGTTCAGCTCACTTCTTCAACAAGGCAGACAACATCATCGCTGTGCATCGGGACAAGGGTGATCCGTATGCCTACTCTGAGGTGCACATCCAGAAGATTAGATCCAGGTGGCTGGGTCAACTGGGCATGACCAAGCTGGAATGGGACAAGGACTCAGGTCAGTTCAGGATTCCAGAATCCACGGGGGTGTACATCAGATGAACTTGCTAAACGATGAATACAAATTGTGCTCGTTGGAAGAGGCAGAAGCGTTTGCAAAAAAGCGCGGGGAAGCATACGAACTAGCAGATGAATTATTGGCAGGTGGTGAATGGTCTATAAGAGCACAAGCAACGCTACGCAAACAAGCAGATCGCATAGCGGAGTTGGAAAACCAATTGGATAAATGCAGTCACCACGAGGCTATGGCACACCAAAGCGGGTATGAGATTGGGTATGCTGAAGGATTAAAGAAAGCGAGTGATCAATGATTATTCACAACAGGATCGCTTGCCGTATTTGCGGAGACATCATTGAGAGCAAGCACCGCCATGACTTTGTGTGGTGCAAGTGTGAGTCGGTTGCAGTGGACGGGGGCAAGGACTACCTCAGGAGGTGCGGTGATCCTGCTAATTGGACTGAGATGATTGAGGTGAAAGATGACAGAGAAGAAGGATGATCTGAAGCTGGTCTTTGCAGAAGGCTGCTTCGATAGTTTCGAGGGCACTCCTGAGGAGTTGGCTGAGATCGTGGCTGAGATCCATCGGCTGCATGAATCTGGAGAGCTGGCCGAGAATGGTAGGCCGATGACACCTGAGGAAGAGGACGAGCTTCTCTTCATGATCGATAACCAAAAACACAACCAGCGCCAATGACATTCAGATCTCCCAAGCTCCTCGCCCTGGCTCGAGGTCAGGCGTGTGTAATGTGTGGATGTGAGGACGGGACGATCGTCGCAGCGCATAGCAATCTGCTTGAGCATGGCAAAGGCAAGAGTCACAAAGCGCATGACGGCATGATGGCTTGGCTATGCATGATGTGTCACACGGAACTGGATCAAGGGAATTCCATGTCACGAGAACAACGACGTGCGTTTATACTCGAAGCTATTAGTAGGACTTATATGAAACTGTGGGATCTTGGTTTAATTCAAGTTAAAGGAACTAGATGACGGTGATTGTTTGGGATGGGAAGAAGTTGGTCGGGGACAAGCAGGCCACTGAGGGAGGCATCCTCCAGACAGTGACTAAGGTTCGCAAGATCACCTCAGGTAAACACAAAGGCTGGCTGGTCGGAGCGGCTGGTGCAACAGCTCAGTGCAACATGATGACTGGCTGGTTCGAAGCGGGCGCGGATCCCAATAAGTTTCCTCATGCGTTGCAGAAGGAAGACGGGTTCGCAGCGCACATGATTGCCATCTCACCTCAGGGTGTGGTGCACAAGTACGAGTTTGTTCCATTCCCCATCGTATTCGAAGATGCCTTCTATGCCTCAGGTTCAGGTCGAGACCTGGCGATCGGGGCCCTGGCAATGGGAGCTGATGCAATCAGAGCAGCTGAGATTGCATGTACCTATTGCACTGAGTGTGGGGTAGGCCTGGATGTGGTGGAGCTAAAGACTGCACCTAAGAAACGTGTAGCCAAGAAAGCGAGGGTGACAAGTGGAAAGAAACGTTGAGGAGTTATTGAATGACTATCGTGAGAAAGCGTTTGAGTACGCTAGGGCGAAGGCACATCGCACTTATATCGAGGAATTTAAGAAGAGCAAGTTCGCGATACTCATGCGCCAAGCTGACAAGGCTGGGTTCAAGACCGCAGCCGCGCAAGAGCGTGAGGCTTTTGCATCTGAGGACTATCAGCAGCTTCTTACAGGTCTTCAAGCTGCAGTGGAGGCGGAGGAACGCCTGAGATATGACATGAAGGCTGATGAGATGCAGCTCGAGGTATGGAGAACAATCAGAGCGGATGAACGCCAAGAGAGAAAGGTGTATGGCACATAAGAAGATTGACTGGAAAGATCCACGCAAGATCTTGAGTGGGAAGTACGGGGAATCTCACCCCGATTGTTTTGATAATGCCATTCAGTATCGACAGTACATATGGTTGATGAGGCAGGCTGATAGCCCTACGGATAACGGCTATTGCTTGGACTGTTCGCCTGAGCACAAGGCAAAGATGATGAGAGAGGGTAGATGCGAACACCCCGAGACTAGGTTTGTGGTGTGGGTGAACAGGCAGAAAGAACCTGAGGTGATCGGGGTATCTGATGTCAGCAAGTATTGGAACCGTGTGATGCGCGGCGACACAATCTTAAATTGGGGGAGTGATGGGGAAAATAAATAGCCGAGCTAAAGGCAAGGCTGGTGAACGGGAACTCATAAATGAACTCAAGGTGCTGTTGCCACCTGAGTTGACTTCTGAGCTCACGCGCAATCTGGATCAGACCAGAGATGGAGGACATGACATCCTCGGTCTCGATGGCTGGGCACTTGAGGTGAAGCGGTACGCTGAGGTGTTACCTGCAGATCTGGAAAGGTTCTGGCAACAGGCAACTGAGCAAGCACGGAAATATGCGGCACGGCCTGCGCTCGCCTTTCGCCAAGACCGTAGACCCTGGAGGGTCGTAGTCAGAATGTCAGATGTGGGATTGATTAAAGGCGACGAATACGAATACACAGTAGAGATGTCGCTACAGTTATTTGCTGAGATAATTGTGATGCACGCCAGGCTGGATGCCTTGATCATCTCAGGTCAGGAGCTCGAGAATGTTTAAGTCACCTGAGCACGCCCTGAGATTTGCATTCCGCATGAGGGATACCAGCATCATCACTATCCCCTCAGCTACGAACCTAGCAAACAAGGTGGACAACGAACACTCGAGCGATCGGCTGACTCAGTATGACATGCACGCTCAGGTTGGAATGTTGTTCAGCTTCCTGAGTCGTCGTCCTGAGGATGAGCAGATCTATGCGTTCTACTTGTACGGCAATATGCGGGAACGCAAACTGGCGGCAAACCTAATTGTGCGTAAGCACAGAGGGCAATTAGCCCGATTTGGTTTAAACAAACTAGAGTTGAGGAATGTGCTGTTAGGTAGAAGTATAAGAGATTCTTCTGAGATAGCAGGTATCTCGCAGCACAAAGCATGGAAGCTCCGAAGAGCTATAGCAGAGATCCTGGCTCCGATTCAGGATCGTTTGATGGATGGACTGTGGCAGTGGTTGGAAACAGATCCATATCTGCACAGTACCTAGGAGCATAATGGATATACAGTCACTTCCCCGACTGTATACCCTTCTCCAAACAATGGAGCTTGCCCGAGGCTAATAACCTCGGGCTTTTTTTTACATGTCAGCTTTGGGTTTGGCATTGGGGAAATACCAGCCAGCAGTGCGAGGGTAAGAGCGTGTGTCACCATCACTCCATGTGATGTGAACAAAGATGTCATCCAAGAACCAGCAACCGAACAAGGTTGAGTTGTTAGGATGGGTGCCGTAAGCGACCATGCCTGACATTGTTCTGCACTTGATGTCAGTCAGCACGATCTGACCGCCACCTTGATTCTTCAGTGTGGCAACGGTGTCAGCTCGAGCCACGTTGAGCAGAGCAAATACGCAGAACAGAACGACAACGATAAATGTATTGCGATACATGATGTTTTCCTTTTAGGTTATCAGCAGGGCTGCTACGCACAGGCATAGCAACCCTTACTGAGTTAGATGGACAACGACGTTTGAGGTTGATGCAACCGCTCACGAGCACGCCGTGCACGCTGCGCCTGGGAATACTTCTTCTTCATCTCAGGCGTGTTGCACTTCTCCTTGAAGCGACGCTTCGCAGAGATAGACCAAGCATGTTTCTTCTTGGTGCTATGCGTCTTGCTGAGCTGAGGCTTCGCTCTCACGGTGATCTCTTCACCTGACAAGGCGATGATGTCATCGAGGAACTTGACTTGCTCGAGCAGTTGCTTGCGCTCAGCCTTAGCAGAGCGTACTAGTTCAGCGAGTTGTTTTTTAGTTGGTGTAGACACAGGAATACCCTTTCGTTTTTGCAAAGTTAATAAATGGTTTTACCAAGTTTTGTTCGTACATCATGGCATATACGTGGTACTTGGCAAACCCGTATATACCATTGCTACTCAGTGCTAGTTGATGCGATCTCATCTCGTTCTCATAAGCTTCCCGTGGAATACTAGAGAACTTATGAGTGTCATAACAGATGTCGATCGTATCGTTACCGCCTTTGAGGATTACAGCACGAGAGAACTCCTTGTACTCGTAGTTGTTTTCTGCGTTGCTCTTGACTCCTTCAGTGCATCGTTTATCAAATAGCATTTGCATCCTCCTCCACATAAGCATCTTGGTACAGAGGGATGCCCGCTAGTTCTAGCAAGTCAGGCTCGGCTACATCCCATGCGTCATAGATCACTTCAGTTGCAGCAGCGGGATCCATGTTCACCATGTCAGAGATCTCTTGATCCGAATAGGTCGGGAAGATCTCCTTGATGAAGTGCATCGCCTGCATTGGGTTGCCTTCAACCCAGCGAAGCACACCGTTGTAGTCATCGCTCATCATCTCGTTCCACAACTTACGGATGATGCGAGCCAAGCCATCAGTAGCTAGTCGTCCAAGCGGAGCAGAGAGATTTGCTTTCTTCTTGGCGACTGTCTTCTTCTTCGCCTTCTTCCCACGCTTGGACACCGTTTTTCCCACGGGATCTTGACCCCATGCGAGCTGGCGCTGAGCCGTGTTGTCCATCGAATTCCACGCAGCCCAGGTAGGCGACGAGCCATAGTGGTAGCCAGTCGTGCTAGCACCAGGATACTTGTAGCCAAACTTGGTAGGCGACCAAGCATAGGTATTGGAATACCAGATGCCATCATGCTCGAGGCCAGCGTCACGGTTGATGATCACAGACCGACCATCGGATGACATGAAACCAAACTTGTTGCTGTATCCGATATGCCGCTCGATCAGAGTCTGAAAGGCAGGCTCATGGATCAGCTCGGGATCACGGGCAAGCAAGGGCTGCAGGTAATCCTTGATGTAATGCCAGGTGTCCGACTTGGTGGTATCCGCGGAGTTGCCCGTAGACAGGACACCGTTGTGCGACATCCATAGACCAGGAACCACCTCATATGGATGGCAGTTGGCCAGGTCAACGTCACCGTGGGTGCGCCAACGCATGTGGATCACAGCGTCGTGACCCTTGACGAACTTGTGATACAGCTGCTGGATCTCGCGCAGGCTACCGACACGCTTGATCACGTCGACCTTGCGGCCAGTGTTGATGATGGCGCCAAAGCCATCGGGGTTCTTGTCGTAGAAGTCCGCGAAGTGATCGTCGGTCAGCTCCGAACCCGCAGGGTGATGAATCAGAATGCACATAGTATTTCTCCTATTGATATACTGCAATGAAATGAATATTGTTGACCACGAGACACGAGATCAAGGTGCTTGCCTCGAGCTCAGTTAGGTCAGACCAAACTTTGTTGCTGGTTGTGATGCGAATCATGCTGCTCTACTCCTCTCTCCGTCGGTGTCCGCATCCACATTGAGGTATGCACGCAGGAACTTGGTGTCCGAGCGCATATCAATCCTCGTGATGAACTGACGGAAGCCGACTGCATTGAACTGGTTGAAGGCAACCTCACCTGGCTGACAGAACGTCAGCAACGCATTGCAGAACTCCAGCGCAGCGGCGATCGACTCATACCGCAGGGAACCGCGGAAGATCCTGAACTCCACCGTGTGATCGTTGGATACGTTCAGCATCTCGTAGCGATCTGAGCTGTGCTTGCCATGCGCTGTGAACTTAGCCATCTCTGCCTTGACTCGGCAGTAACCAGCCCCATACCTGCGAGCAATCATCCTGATCAAGCCCTCGTTACGGACATCGTTCAGGAAAGACTGAACACGGTAGATCTGAGCTTGCGTCAGGTACTGACGACCGACGTGCACATGGAAGCCACAGCTGCCACCCTCGTGCGATCTCAGACCACGCTTGAGATCAGGGTTGTTCAAGAACAAAGCGAACTTCTCACGATGCATGTCAAGGCCAGCAGGCTGGGTAATCAGCTCGAAGCCATGACCGATCGAGCCGTCACGCTCGAAGTAGCAGTACTCACCTACGTTACCGCTAGGATTCAGGACATCGTGAACCTTGCCAGCTGCGGTGTTGACTGGAGTGTTACTGCTGGTCACCTGAACTTCGAGCTCGCAGCCAAAGGCACGACGATGCGACCTGAACCACGGGCTATCGATTACATGAAAGCCTTTGCTGCGGGAGCTGTGGTAGCTATCGACCAGGTTGGCATACGGAGACCAGTGGATGTGAACCCAGCGACCATTGTGCTGACGTAGGTAGTTGGCACGACGGTCACCCACGCGCCGACGGTTACTCTCGTCGGTGTACTCGACTGCGAAAGCAGACAGGATGTACTCACCATGCAACATCTCTTGTCGGATGCCAGCAGACACGTCTTGTTCCCGACATTGATGGCAGACAGTGGAGTGATGTTCGACTGAATCTTGGTCACCGATGTAGGTATACCTGCGTTCCGAGTAATGACCGCAGTCAGCACGATAGATACCCATCCTGCTAGACACGTTCTCGATCCAGCTTGAATCGTTGTTGGCATCGAAGGCGACTTGGTGCATCTGCAGGATGTAACCGTAGTCACGCTCTTCACCAGAGACAAACACACGCTGGACGATGATGTCGCACATCAGATTGATGCGAGCTACTGTCATCGGGTGCGTCCGCTCATACTGAGATACAAGGCTGAGAACATCTGAGATGAACTCACGGCCCTTGCCATCTTCGATATGAGCAGCAGCCAGCTCTTGGATCAGGCGCAGCCAGCGATTCGTATGAATCCTGCCACCTGTAGAGCGAGCGACAGACTTCAGCAGTCGCTTCACGAAAGTGCGTATGAACTCAGACCTACCTAGCTCTGATCCATAGACGCGCCTACGTGCATACAAATACATGCTATGACTCATAGTTGCTCCTTAGTAATGGTTGAAAGAAAGAGAAGTCGAACGCCCTTCCCGAAGGGAAGAAGGGCGGGCGACGATGGTTGAATAACAAGCGATGTGTATTAGTAGCGAACACTTGTGTTACACTAACTAATAAACTGAGGTTAACTGTGCACATATAGCAGGCACACTGTTAACTTCTGACATGTGAAGACCGCGGAAACGGAACCTTCACTGCATCGCCAACGATGACTTGGGGTTTACCCTTACCAAACACTTGGTCTAGATAACTAACGCAACTGCTTGCAAGGGCATGACGTAGACTTGCAATGCCATCGCCTTCTGCCCAGATACAATCGCTGTTGTTGTCATAGATTTCGTAGATGTAATCGCAGTCTCCATCTTGATTGCTTGTGGTGTCTACTTCGTATTCCCAGTCACGCAGGATGTTGATGAGTCTCGGTAGATTGCCGAAGTAAGCAGTCTCGCTGAACGCTAATTCCCATGTGCGTTTCATTCGGCCTCCTTGAGTGCAGTGTTCACATGCTCACAGAGCGTATCGCTCCAGTTCATGAGTTCCTTGCAATCATCTTCGGTTAGCTTGGCTAGCTCAGCGATCATTGCCATGAACGCCGCGATCGAATGACCGAGCTGTCGCCCGATCATCTCGCGTGCCATAGACTCACCCTTTTGCTTGCTCATGTAAGTGCCGACCATCTTCATGGCATGGGCACCCATGAAACTGACATACACGATGTCCGCAAAACGATCGCCTTTGATTGCGCGGATCGAATCAAGACTGTCATCGATGCGCTCATGAAGATCATCGAGGAACTTGGGGTTGTCATCCTGGTGCATTAGATGCCTCCTTTCTTACGGGGATACCAAGGGTCGCCGTACTCCTCATAGTCCTGACGGAGCTGGGCTGCAGCGAAAGCGAGATCCTCATCAGATACATCGGCAACACTGCTAAACATTGCAGGAACATGGCGAGGAACAGGGTTACTGATACCCATCTCCATGCGAATACGCTCGAAAGTTTTCGATACATCCGTCTGCGACGCAGGGATATACCGAAAGTTTGGATCGAGGATAGATACAACAGGTCTTATAGAAGACATAGGGTTTCTCCTTATATGATGCGGTGAACAGAACGCTGGGCTAACTCGATAGCGTCCTGATAGTTAACCTTCACATCGGAAGGCAAGGTATCCAACAGAACACTGATAGCAAGCCGCATCTGCTCGTTGTCAATATTCAATTGGCGATTCAAAAACTCCTGGGTTTGGAGTCGGCACTGCATTACTGCAATCTCTGCGCTAGTCATTTGCTGCCTCCAATCTAGCTTGGTTGATGATCAGATCTACAGAATCACTGATGCTCATAGCTTCGTAGTCGCTGGGCTCAGCCGAATGACATAGGGCGAAAGCCCTGCCTGGTATCGGAATACCCAGCTCACGTAGCTGACACAACTCATCATGTAGATCATGGCGCCACTTAGCTAAGGCAGTGGCAAGATCCTCTGAGGTAAAGGTAGTCATCGCACGGCCCCCCACTTGGCAGATTCGCCAGCATTCTGAGCAGCCTTGATGGCAGCCAGGGGATCCGTGGCATAGATAACAGTCATGACAGCCTCACCATCGAGATCTGCATAGACGTAGTGCGGAATGACATCTGAGGTATCGTCCTGATGGACAACCTTGGCGCGGAAGTTAGACAGCATTTGATTTCTCCTTCGTAGTTAAAGACCAATAGATGGTCTGAGTTGGTAATGTAATGTTCCCGCTTCTTGCACCCTGACCGATATAGTCAAGAGCCTTCTGCAGGAGATCGCTAACACCTGATGGATCTTTAGAATCCGTTACTTCAATGATTAACTTAGTAGACATACATCCTCCTTTGGTTAGTTGCTACTTACATTGATAGGTCACCACCAGCCATTCAGTTCGCTACTGGGTTCCGCTTCACCTCACTCGTGAGGATTTGCTTCACCCAGCGAACTGACCCGCTGGTCGTTCCCCGATTTGGAACACTGCACCTTCTGAGATGTTTCGCTGCTGGCTAAAAGCCATCCGCTTTCCACATCTCAGTCGGTTCCCTGACGCAGGGATATAGAGTGAGCAGGACGCTCGACTCACTACCAGTTACCACTCCGCTCCGCTCGACCTCACACGTGAGGATCTCGCTTCGACTGCTGGTAACCGTCCATTCGCTCGCTTGTGGATGCGGGGAGAGCAACCCGCTATTGAGGCTTCGCTCCTGTAACTTTCCCGCTCGCCTCATCGCGGGGATCTGCTTCAAGGATGTTGGCAATCGTGTTGAGCACCACGTACATGCCAGTCAACCCCTTAACAACACCTTCGGGCTCCAGGTGGGAGATAAGATCAAGGGCGTACTGCAAAGCAGCTTCTAGATCTGTGCCCCTGTCACCGAAGAAGCGACCGCGGATCATCTTGGCAATCTCTTGATTAGTCATACTGATATCCTTTGCACGGAAATATGCGGTAGAGCTGTTAACCCTGAGCCGAAGTTGGTGGTAAACCAGAGGCAGGAAAGCCGAACTAGCCTTCCCACCCCTGGTTAACTACTACGCTTGCTTACGGAAGAACTCTTTGCGTAGGTTCTGGATAGCCTCGAGAACCTTAGCGTTCTTGACACCAGCTGCATCGATCGCATTCACAGCAGTGATGACGATCTGAGCACGCTCGACTTCACGGGAAGTCATCTTCGGCTTGACCAAGCCACCAGCGTCGATCAAGGCTTGCTTGTCACGCTTGGAAGCGGGGAGGTTAGCGATGATGCCCGAAGCAGCGTAAGAATCTGTAGGCATCGTAAAGCCCTCTGGAAGCAAGCCGTATTGGACAGCGTATTCCAAACGCTTGAGTTGGGCAGGTGAAGCAGGTTTAGCAGTGATAGTGGACATAGTAAATCTCCTAATGAATAGACAACAGTTGAAAGAATGAAGAGTGGACTGCCCCCTTCGAAGAAGGTTAAGGGGCAGGACACGGACTAAGAACGCTGAGACTGACGATTACGGATCTCAAACGGGATCAAACAGAGGATGCTGAGAACACCAATGGTGACTAACGTCCAGCTAGCTTCGTCGTAGGTAACACCATCGAAGGCAGCTAAGAAGCAGATAGCAAAGAACACTGAGTAGTTGACGAAGAGAAGAGCGGTAGCGAGTTTGAGGATTACGTTCATAGTTGACTCCAGTTAGTTGGTAAAAAGTTAAATGAATGAAAGAGATATGAGCAAGAAAGCAGGCGCAGTCCCTTTCCGTAGGAAAAAAGGGACGAGCCGATACCCAATCTGAGGTGAAAACACCAGATCATGTGCTCAGAATTAGCACACTCAGGTGTTAAGTCATTGAATTTACTACGAGTCCTACTGATTCTGAATCAGTTGCAGGACTCAGATGCTGCAGAACAGAGCTGTCAACCCTGGTGGCACGGGACCACGAAGTGCATCGGTGCGGGGTTCTGGAACCACTGTATTACCACCTCACACACGAGACCCTTTTTTATGACTTCCTCCCCCTTAACTTACGCTGACCTACTGCTACGCATCGTTAAGCTAGAAGCTCGCATCATTTCGCTAGAGCAACAGAACGAGCGTGGTGCGGCTCCGCAAAAATATACGGTTGATTCCGTGACAGTGATGGAATCGCCGCACTGGGTCTTGGGAGAAGAGGCGGGGAGTACCCCCGTAGGGACCAACTGAGATTCGCCCTAGGGGGCTAAGGCTGAATCCCTAAAAATTTTTGTAACATAAACGTGTCATTAACCCGCTTAATGTCACATTTATGATTCATAAAGTAGACAAGCGCTGGGCGAAATGTTTCTCAAAGTATACAAACTAGCGCGGGATAGCTCAGTTGGAAGAGCGGTGGACTCATAATCCACAGGCCACAGGTTCGAGTCCTGTTCCCGCAACCACTACTCGAGCAGCTTCTGAAGGGTGAGCTTCACCTGAGTCACGCCCCCAGAGACGGGGATGTACATGACTTTGGAAGACTTGATGATGTTGTCCTGGGGATGGGACAGGAATCCCACCATCGCTACAGCCGCATCAGCGTGCTGGAGCATAGACCGCAAGGTGTCGTTGGACTGATCCTTGGTCCAGAACCTGAGGTCGAGCTTCTCACCGAACTCCTTCTCGATCGAGTTGGACTGGGAGTTGAGGCTTCCAGCCACGATTACCCGCTTCATCTTGGTCTTGTTAACGGGGATCCGAGACAGATCAGGTTTACCCTGAAGTCCTACCGACATGACGATCGACCTAAGGGTAGCGTCCTCGAGGGCGACCTTGATGAGCTCGGCTAGCATCTGACCGCCCTGACGTATGAGCTGCTGTTTGAACTCCTCACATGCTTCGGCTTTCGCCTTGGCAACCGCGGCTTCGATCTGATTATCGAGGCTGTACTCCTTCTGGTGTTCGATCTCCTTGACCCGCTTGGGTACCGCATCTGCGAACCAAGGGATCTGGGTGAGAGCAGCGATCTGTCGCTGGCGCCCGACGGGTAACGCCTCCTGAGATTTGTTGAAGGCTTCTCTGAGGGAGAAGGCCTGACGATCGTTGAGCAGGGTCGCGGCTTGATTGATCAAGAGCGTCTGCTCCTCTGGACTCCACCTTACACGGGTCATCTTCTGTGATCCCTTCGAGGGTACTTTCGCTCGATTGTTCTTTGGTGGCATCTCGGTGTCTATACCCTGCTAATAATTTATTAATAGAGAAGAAGGATGTATGCGTAAACAAGAACTAGAGAAGTTCCTCAGGCAGTTCGAGGTGTTGCAGGGGATCTCAGTCGAGTATCCCGAGGGTATGTCCAAGTACCTTGCACCTCAGCTAGTGGTTCTTACGGGGTTGGTGAACCTTCATGGAGAGCCTCACATGTTTGAGGCAGAGATTAATTTGAACGACTTCAAGACCGCAGACGACTGTATGCGTTTAGCGAAGTCGATCTTGATTGCATTTGATAAGGCAGAGACTAATGGCAGCACGCAAGCGAGCAATTAAACACGACGAAAACACTCGGATGAAGATTCAAGCAGCCCAGTTGATTAATCGTCTCACAGACCACGCTAACGGTAAAGTAGAACTTAGCGCTACTCAAGTAAGGGCTATTGAAGTTCTACTGCGTAAAACCCTACCCGATTTGTCCGATGTTCGTATGGAAGTCGACGCACAACCCGTCACGTTCCAGCTGGACCTGGGCGGCAAGAAATGAAGATCTTCATCGCCGTGCTCGTCCTCTGCGTCAACAGTGAATGCGTAATGGTGTCCGCTGACGACACCTACTACACACAGAGGGATTGCGAGAGGAAGGTCAAGCAAGTCTCCGAGACTGCTTCGAAGTCTGGATTCAGTACTTTCGCCGCGGCGTGCATTGAACGCAACTTGAATAACCATACGAGAAACTAATTTGTGGATGTCATTAAATACCAACCACCAGGTCCGAACGCTGCAGCGTTCCATCAATCAGATGCATTTGTGCGTGGGCTTATGGGGCCTGTCGGCTCGGGAAAAAGCTCAAGCTGTTGCGTCGAGATTGTGGCCAGAGCGATTCGCCAAAGAGCCTCACCCGACGGGATCCGTCGATCGCGCTGGCTGATCATCCGTAATACTTACCCTGAGTTGAAATCGACCACGATCAAAACTTGGGAAACCTGGTTCCCTTCCAATGTCGCTCCCATCAAATGGGATACGCCGATTACCTCCACGATGAAGATCAACAACATCGGGGACGGCACTGGAATGGAACTCGAGGTGTTGTTCATGGCGCTCGATCGCCCGACTGAGACAGGCAAGTTACGTTCTTTGGAATTGACTGGCGCCTGGATCAACGAAGCATCTGAGATCCCGAAAGAGATCTTCGATATGGTCACCCAGCGTGTGGGACGTTTTCCGTCCAAGCTGCTAGGGGGTCCGAGCTGGACAGGGATCATCTGCGATACCAACCCATGCGATGACGATCACTGGTACTACAAGATGGCTGAGGAAGACAGGCCAGCAGACTGGCAGTTCTTCCGTCAACCTGGTGGGCTCTACAAAGAGGGTGAGGTCTACAAACCAAACCCCGATGCCGAAAACATTCTGAACCTACCCGATGGACACAACTACTACCTCAGACAGCTACCCAGCAAAGACGACGACTGGATCAATGTATTCCTATTGGGAAACTATGGAAGCACTCGCGATGGCAAACCTGTCTATCCCGAGTTCAATGACAAGATCCATACCCTCGATAAAAACGTTGAGGCAGAGCGCGGTCTCCCGCTTGTTCTTGGATGGGACTTTGGACTTACTCCTGCGTGCGTCATTATGCAGGTATCAGCAAGAGGAAAAGTTATCATCCTGGATGAACTCGTATCGCAAGATATGGGTATCCGACAGTTCGCCAACGATGTCGTCAAACCGCACTTGGTCACCAAGTACGGAGGCTTCACCTGGTACTCAGCAGGCGACCCCGCAGGAAACATCCGAGCACAAACTGACGAACGCACTTGTTTGCAGGAACTGCTCGAGGCGGGCATTGCTACTGAGCCAGCGCCCACAAACGACTTTATTCCAAGACGTGAAGCAGTGGCTTTCTTCCTTACGAAGATGGCTGATGGTCAACCTGCGTTTGCGCTGAACCCACGCTGCACATTCCTCAGGAAAGGATTCCTGGGACGCTACAAATACGAGCGCCTGAAGACATCAGGCCCAGCTCGATACAAAGACAGACCCGTCAAAGACATGACATCGCACATTCAAGATGCGTTGCAGTATGCGTGCTTGCGGGTAAGAAGCGGTCTCACTCCTCAAAGGGCGAGACCTACCGTTAAGAAATCCGCAAAAGGCTGGACATGAGTTATCTAAATAACAAACCCCCTGTCGAGGTAGACATCAAGATGGAAGGCGACATGCAAGAAAACATGTTGCTGGAAACCAACCTCGAGGCTTACGCATCCAAGTGCTGGGACCAGGCGCGTACTGCCAAGACCCAGATCACGGAGCGTCTGCTCAAGTGCGAGCGTCAACGCCGCGGTGAGTACGATCCTGACAAGCAGATGGAGATCAACAGAGCTGGTGGCTCTGACATCTACATGATGCTCACGGACGTGAAGTGCCGTGCAGCTGAGTCATGGATCCGTGATGTCATGCTCAATCAACAAGAGCGGGTGTTTGAACTTTCCCCATCCAAGGAGCCAATGCTCCCCGTGGAGATGAAGAGTGCCATCGTTGACCTGGTTAAACAGGAAGCTATGGAGTTCATCGCTCAGGGCGAACAGCTCCACCCAGAATCCTTCCGCGCCCGCATGGAAGAGGTTCACGACACGATCATGCACCGTCTCAAGGACGAGGCTAAAGACGCAGCCCGACGCATGGGCGACAAGATTCAAGATCAGTTGAACGAAGGCAAGTTCTATGACGAGCTCAAGAACTTCATCACCGACTTCGTAACCTTCCCGACCGCCATCATCAAAGGCCCAGTCGTCAAGAAGCGCAAGGGTCTGCAGTGGGGCCCAGACTTCACCCCGATCGTCACCACCGAGTATGTGCGTGAGATCGAGCGGGTCAGCCCCTATGACATCTATCCCGCGCCCAGCAGTATTAGCGTAAACGATAACTATCTATGCCATCGACACAAGTTCACCCGCTCCGCTATGGCGGCTATGCAGGGCGTTCCTGGTGTGGATGATGACAAGGTACAGACGATCATCGATCGCTTCGGCAAGGACGGCTATACGAGCTTCCAGCAGGGCGACAACGAGCGTCGAGTACTCGAGGGTAAACCCTTCCGTGCTCCCATTACCGAAGGCCTCATTGAGGCAATCGAGATCTGGGCATCCGTCAATGGTGCCTGGCTCAAGGAGTGGGGCATCAAAGACAAGACCATCCAGGAAGACCAAGAGTACGAAGTCAACCTTTGGATGACGGCAGGCATTGTATTCAAGTGCATCCTCAATCCTGACCCCCTAGGTCAGCGCCCCTACAACATCGCAAGCTGGGAAGAAGTACCCCATAGCTTCTGGGGTGTGGCACTGCCTGAGGTCATGCGCGATGCCCAAACCCTTTGCAACGCTGCAGCTCGTAGCCTGGCCAACAATATGGCTGTGGCATCTGGCCCTCAGGTTGAGGTCGTGATCGATCGCCTACCTGACGGGGAGGATCTAACCGAGATCTATCCTTGGAAGATCTGGCAAACCACTTCAGACCGCACAGGTGGTGGACAGCGAGCTGTTAACTTCTTCCAGCCTTCTATGAACGCTGACGTTCTCATGAACGTGTATCAGCAGTTCGCAAAGCAGGCAGATGAGATCACTGGTATCCCCAACTATGTGTACGGTTCTAGTGCAGTAAGTGGCGCTGGACGCACTGCTAGTGGTTTATCGATGCTTATGGATAATGCATCAAAAGGTATCAAGCAAGCAGTAGCAAACATTGATAAAATAGTATCTGGTATTGTGCAACGACTATATCTGCACAATATGATGTTCGATGAAGATCCGTACATCAAAGGTGATTTCAAGGTTGTAGCGAAGGGCGCTATCGGTCTCATCCACAAAGAGACTCTCCAGATGCGCCGCAATGAGTTCCTCATCGCTACGGCTAATCCGATCGACTCCCAGATTGTTGGACCAGAAGGCAGGGCATACCTCCTTCGTGAGCTTGCTCGAGGTCTGCAGATGGATACCGAGAAGATCGTGCCCAACCAGGAAACGATTGAACAGGCTGCTACCGAGCAGAAGGCTCAAGCAATGGCCCAGCAGATGGTGCAGGAGCTTATTGCCCAGTCTCAAGCGCAGCAACCCCCAGCTCCTACCCCAGCTCTACCTAACGGAGATCCGATGGGCGGGCAGGTAGCCAATACGGTTCAACCCGTATCGATGGCTGACGGTGGTGAGGTTGGTTCTTACAGCTCAGAACTTAGACAAGTGTTGCTTGCAAACAACGCAATTTAACCAGGAGTATTAGTAATGATGATGAAAAAATATGCTGACGGCGGTATGCACAATGACGCCAAGAAAGACAAACCTATGATGAAGAAGGTTGCCAAAGCCGAAGTCAAAATGCATGAAGCAAAGATGCATGGCAAGAAGATGGCTGACGGCGGTATGGCTAAGAAGCCAATGATGATGGCCGATGGCGGTTATGTATGCGGTCATCGCTCTGCACAAGATTACGGCAAGGGCAAGTAACCCGTGCTTGAACAACCAAGTAAACGACTCATTCAGTCTTTAGCAAACCTTGATAACGACAACGATTTCAAGGAAGTGCTGGATTGGATGAAGCGTTCCCTTCAACAGATTCAGCATGACTCTCTCAATACCAAGGACGAGGTGCAAACCCGCTGGTATCAAGGAGCTGGTCAGGCGATCGATGAGTTTCTTGTCAAGGCTACTCAAGCCAGAGAAACCATCCGCAAGTTTTAGTCCGTAGGACTAACCCCAACCCAGGTGGGTCTACCTGGGATTAATGAAGACCTACCCGAGGTCGCGTAATTACCGCGAGGCTTACGCACGACCAGGTGGCTCATGGAGATAAATAGTGGCAATTCCACGCGCAGTAAAAGAAGCGGCAGAACGTGCCGAAGCCCTTCACAAACAGCTTTATGAGAAGCCCAGTGAAGAACCCCAGAACGCCCCAGAAGAGCCTGTAGCGGCTCCTACTGACGATCCTCCTCCGCAGGATGCACAGCCACAAGCTGATGCACAACCCGCGGATCCTGCTTCAGCTCCACCTAATGAGCAGCCAGACGAGCAGAAGAAAGACGATCAGTGGGAACACAGATACAAGGTATTGGAAGGGAAGTATCGGGCTGAGGTGCCCAGGCTATCCGCCGACAATCGAGAGTTGCGTACCAAGATGGACGCACTCACAGCAGAAATAGAGAGTCTGAAGACTAAGGCTGCAGAGCCTGTTTCCTCACTCATCAGTCCTGAGGATCGCGAGAAGTATGGCGATGATCTTTTGGATGTCATCAAACGCACCGCCCAAGAACAGGTGGCTGCGAAAGACGCAGAGATTAATTCACTCAAAGCTCGTCTCGAAAGTATCCATGCGGATACGGCCAAGACTGCTGAGGTGACTTTCTATGATCGTCTTTCTCAGCTCGTACCAGACTGGGTATCTACGAATGATGATGCCAACTTCCTCAAGTGGCTCGATGAATATGACGGACTGACAGGTAAGCGACGCCAAGAACTCCTCTCTGAAGCTGAGAACTCTCGAGATGCTGATCGCGTATCGCGTTTCTTTAACGCATGGAAAAGCCAGCAACAGACCAATACCACAGCTTCCAATAAAGCTCTTGAGTCCCAGGTAGTGCCTGACGCCAACAAGGTGTCTACACCTCCGAAGGGCAAACGCTTCTTCACCCGCGCTGAGATCGCTGATTTCTATCAACGAGCTCGTAGAGGTGAGGTGAGCGCAGCTGACATGGTGGCCGTGGAATCCGAAATCCACGCTGCAACGATCGAAGGTCGCATCCGCTGACCTACGGTATTAGCAGCACTCATATTATATGGAGTGTATTAAATGGCTATTCCAGTCAATGGGGCATATCCCCAATATTCGTACAACGCTAATGCCAATGGCTCTGCGTTCATCCCTGAAATTTGGTCTGGCAAGCTCCAGGTCAAGTTTTATAAATCCACCGTTCTCGCTGAAATCACCAACAACGATTGGGAAGGTGAGATCAAGAACCAAGGTGACACCGTTCATATCCGTTCCATTCCCACAATCACCATCCGTGATTATGAGAAGGGTCTGAACCTAACCACTGAAGTTCCAATCAGCACCCCAATCGAGTTGACCATCGACAAAGGTAAGTACTTTGCCGTTGTAGTTGACGACGTTGATGAAGTTCAAGCAGACGTTCGCTTGATGGACATCTTCACTGGCGACGCTTCTGAGCAAATGAAGATCGCTATTGACGGTGACGTTCTTCAGAACTCCTACGTTGACGCAGCTGCTGCCAACAAAGGTACTGCTGCTGGTGCAATCTCTGGTGACATCAACCTCGGTACCGCTGGTAACGCAGTTGCTCTAACCAAGGATGGCGCTTCTAGCACCACTGCAATCCTCGACTTCATCCTCAATATGGGTCAGTGCTTGGACGAGCAGAACGTTCCTGAAGATGGCCGTTGGTTGGTTATTTCTCCTTGGGCTGCAGCAATGCTCAAGAAGTCTGACCTCCGTCAAGCCTACCTCACTGGCGATGACACTTCGCCTCTGCGTAACGGCAAGCTCGGCATGATCGATCGCTTCACCTTGTATGTTTCTAACAACATCAAGCAAGTGAACGACAATGCTGGCACCACTGGCTCTACCGCCGATGACTTCAAAGGTTACTACTTCATGGCTGGTACTCGTGATGCGATTAGCTTCGCATCTCAGATCACCAACGTTGAGACCCTCCGTGCACAAAGCACGTTCGGTAACATCGTTCGTGGCTTGAACGTGTACGGCTATAAGGTTGTTAAACCAGAAGCATTGGTTACTGGCTACGTTAAGCGTGGTTAATCAACCGAAGTGAATAGGAGGGGGAGAGATCTCCCTCCTTTTTCTATATGGCAAGACGATACTTAAAGCAAAAAACTACTAGTGAAATTTACGTTTGGACAGATCAACTCGCAAAACGTCCAGACATGGAGGAGTACATCAAGCCGCTAGAAAACCGTTTCGATGCGAGCTATGTACCCAAGATTCAAAGGATTCAATCTGATGTGATCCGTTTCCAACTATCCGCTCGTGGGGTAGGGGACTGCGTGACAGGGCTGTATGCAGCCTGTGGTCTGGCAGATGCGGGACATGAGGTGGAATACTTTACTTACAGGAAGGAGCTACTAAAGGTGGCTCATCCTGGCGTGACGATCATCCAAGGGGATGGCGGGTTCGATGCAAATGCGAACTACCGTACCCAGCTGGGTGATTGCCGTACCAACGGCATGTCAAGAGTGGACTGGTTTCTATCCAATATTGGAGAAGCCTACGGCATTCCACCACCCAAGGCATCGCGCCCCAAAGAGATCTACGACTTCCGATCGCCCGAAGGTGGCGGTTATATCCTGTTAGCCCCATTCTCGATTGCTGTTGATAGAACCTGGATTGGAGCTCATTGGAGACGGCTAGCTATTCTCCTGAGGGATGCGGGTCACCGTGTGGTTGCGGTTGGCGCAGATCGCCATGAGAAGCAGATCTTCGAGATGTTCTACGGTCTTGAAGTGCCGCGGTATATCAACGTACCTGAAGACAAGTTGTGTGGACTTATACAACACGCAGACGTGGTGTTGTCCAACGACAGCGGCCCAGCTCACCTGGGTGGACTGTACGGCAAGCGGACGATCGCATTGGTCTCCCAGTTCCGTCCAGATTATCTATTCGAGTGCGCCAACAACCTCGAGGCAATTATTCCCCAAGCATCTTGCGTGGGCTGCCATGAGCAATCCGAGGGCGGCTGGGACCAGAACTGTCATGACATGTGCAGCGCCCTGCAGCTGATCAGCCCCGAGCAGGTATTCAAAAAGATCATCAACAAAGAACCCGACATCCGAGAGATGGCGAAGGTGCTACTGAAGAGGAAGCCTCGTGAAAAAGAAACCAGTGTGGGAGAAACCCAATCCAAAGAAAGAGAGCAAACCTCTCACGCCAAAGCAAAAGGCATCAGCCAAAGCAAAGGCAAAAGCAGCGGGTCGTCCGTATCCCAATCTAATTGACAACATGCGGGCTTCAAAGAAATGAAAGCGTCAAACATCAAACGCGAAGGCGGGAAGATTGTCTACCGTGGTGAGAAGTTCGAGGGTTTCAACAAACCCAAGAATGACACCAGTGGCGCAAAGACCAAGAAGGTTGTCCTTGCCAAGAAAGGTGATGAGGTCAAGCTGGTTCGCTTTGGTCACAAGGATTACGAAGACTTCAGGCAACACAAAGACCCAGAGCGTAGAGCAAACTACATGAAGCGCTCCGCTGGGATTAAAGACAAGAGCGGCAAGCTCACCAAAGACGACCCCTTTAGTGCGAACTACTGGGCAAGAAAGGTATTGTGGTAGATGGCAACACTCCAAAACGTGATCGATAGCGTCCGAGTAGATTTACAGGATGCAGACGCAGTTCGTTATACGACTGCCCAGCTCCTCGAGTACTGCAACGACGGCATTCAGGAAGGATACCGTCTGCGCCCAGACTTCCGTCTAGGCAGCTATACCACCGCAGTACCAACCTATGTAGCTGGCGATAACGTTCCGTTCCCTGCCCAATACCAGATGTTGCTCAAGCACTATGTCTGTTTCCGTGCTGAGCTACGTGACGACGAGTACGCCCAAGACGGTCGTGCAGCTGGTCTCCTTGCTCGCTTCACGCAGGAGATGATTAAATGACAGCGCATACCGCATTCCTCGATTACGTTCTTCCTCAAGTTCCAGGCGCCACCAATGAGATGGCACTGCTTGAGATCAAGAACACCATCATTGATTTCTGTGAGAAGAGCTTGATCCTGCAAACGGATCTCGATCCCATCACAACCATCCCAAACATTTCCGATTACGACCTCGAGCCTCCTAAAGACAGGCTAGTAGTCAAGATCATGAAGATGTGGTTCAAAGGTGTGAACCTAGATCCTCGATCGCTTGACGAGATCTATACACCGTCTGCCTTTAACACCAGTTCTGGTGCTTTGGTAGAGCGGTCGGACCCACGTTTCTACTATCAAAAAGACGCTCGCACATTCTCGGTTTATCCAATTCCGAATGTGAAGGATGTGTCTTCCCTAACCTTGCGTGTGGCTCTGAAGCCAACTCGGTCAGCAACTACAATCGACGATCTAATTTACGAAGAGTATGCCGAGACCATTGGACATGGTGCTATCACACGCTTGGCCCTATCTCCCGATAAGCCGTACTCAAACGCTCAACTCGCTGTAGCGCGCAATGCGCTCTATATCGCTGGGTTGAATGTCGCACGTATTCGTGCACAGGACGGCTACGTTCGGGCAAGCAAACAAGTTCGTATAAGGCGGATCTGATGACTGACAAGATCAAATTAGTACAAGGCGATACACGCCCAGCGTTGATCTGCACACTCACTGACGAAACTACCAATGACCCGATCTCGATCGTAGGTGCAACTGTAGTTCTGAAGTTCCGTGAGTTAGGCAGTGAGACTTTGAAAGCCACCATCCCAGGTTCCATTATCAATGGAGCCCTAGGGCAGGTTGCGTTTTACTGGGCCTCTGTACCCACCTCTCTGGATGGAGATCCAGGAGATTACGAGGGTGAGATTGAGATCACCTTCTCGGACGGTCAGATTCAAACCGTATACGACCCACTCAAGTTCAAGCTACGGCAGGACTTCTAAATGGGAGCGACGGTCAATAGTGCGACCGCTTCCGCCTCAGTCTCCGTAATCAAACCTAGAGTCAGTGTCTCGGTAGTTGTCCCTCAACTAGGGGTGACCTACCAGCTCCCTGTGGCTGCGATCGAATACATCCTGATCCAGGTTGACGCGGAGTCTGATTCCAGTGGTCGTTATCAATACAAATCTGAGACGGTGGCTGTCATCGACAGCAAGATCATCTCAGTTGCCAAGCAGTTTGCTGACGCACTAGGTGTGTCTGACGTATCCGTCAAGAGCACCAACAAGGCACTAGCCGAATCCATCTCCTTGTCTGAGGTGGTGACGACAGTACTGATCTTTATCCGTAACTTCGCTGAATCGGTCAACGTGCCTGACACGGTGGCGATCGATTACCTCAAGTTGCTAGCCGACCAGGTGAGCTTAGCGGATGACGATACGTTGGAATTCTCCAAGGGGATTTCCGATGGCGTAGCAATGAACGACGACGCAGACATAGACTTCGATCTGCAGAAGTACGTCACCAACATGGCGTTCGTATCGGATGCCAAGACCTTTGATATTTCCAAGGTGCTGGCCGATACCGCGACACCAGCTGATGCGCTGGCTTATGAGTTTGATAAGCCGCTGGCAGACAGCTTCTCCCTGACCGACACAGCAGCTCTGGTTCACGAGCTCCTGAAGACGGACAGCGTTTCAACTTCCGACTCGCTGGCAAAAGAACTTGCCAAGACAGTCACGGCTGACAGTATCAGCAGTACCGATACTGTATCTCTAGAACCCAGTAAAGCGGTGAGCGACATGGCAACACCCGAAGACGCTGGTTCTCTGCTTTCACAAGGCTACTGCGACATCACCTATTTCGCAGAGGACTACGTGGGTTCGTCCCGCTCATTCACTTAGGAGTTATTCAATGATCCAAGATCAACTGAAGGTTAAAGGCGATTTGATCGTCAAGCTGTTCGACAAGAACGGCCAAGTAAAAGAAGAACGTGTTATCCCCAACCTGGTGGTAACCGTAGGCAAGGGCTTCATTGCCAGCCGTATGGTCGGTACTGCAGCCAGCGTCATGAGTCACATGGCGATCGGCTCGAGCAGCACCGCTCCTGCAGCTGGTGACACCGCCCTGGGCTCTGAGCTCGGTCGTGTGGCTCTCACCTCTGGTACCGCTTCTGGTGCGATTGCTACCTACGTAGCGACCTTCCCAGCTGGTACTGGTACTGGTGCAGTCGTTGAGGCAGGAATCTTCAACGCAAACTCTAGCGGAACCATGCTTTGCCGTACCACCTTCTCAGTCGTCAACAAAGGCGCTGACGACGCTATGTCCATTACTTGGGCTATTACGGTTAGCTAATGACAACCATCGTAACCCGTGCAGGTAAAGGCTCACCCCTAACCAACGCCGAGGTCGATGCGAACTTCACCAACTTGAATAACGCCAAGTTGGAAAACGCTAACAACCTGTCGGATCTATCGAGCGCCTCGACCGCCAGGACGAACCTAGGGTTGGGCTCAGCCGCTACCGCAAGCACGACAGACTTTGATCCAGCAGGAACTGCAGTGGCACTAGCCATCGCTCTAGGATAAGAAATGGCAAATACATTTACTTCATACGTCAACAAGAACGTTGGCACCTCAGCGGCAACAGTCGTAACGGTAGGGGCTAGTACTCAGACCACCGTGATCGGCATGTCAGCCGCAAACACAACCACGAGTCCAGTCACCGTCGATGCGTATATCACTCGCTCCGCGGTGGACTACTACCTGGTCAAGGGCGCAACCGTCCCTGTGGGTAGCTCGCTGGTCATCGTGGGCGGGGATCAGAAAGTTGTGATGGGGGCTAGCGATGCGCTGAAAGTTGTCAGCTCCGCAGCTACTTCAATTGACGTTGTTACTTCAGTACTGAATATCACCTAATGGCATTCATCGGCAATACACCTACTACCCAGTCGTTTACTCCAACTACTGACTATTTCTCAGGTAATGGATCGACTACTGCATTTACGCTAAGCCGTCCTGTAGCTTCAGTGAACCAGGTCGAGGCTGTTATTGAGAACGTAGTTCAGAACCCGTCTGATGCCTACACGGTGAGCGGCAATACGATCACGTTCACCTCAGCTCCTCCTAGCGGCACGAACAACATCTACGTGCGCTACACCAGCCTGATCACTCAGGTTATCAAGCCAGGCCAGGCGACTGTCGGACAAACGGAATTAGATGTTGGAAGTTCAGGAGCTGGAACAGGTGGAATGCAAATTCCTACTGGAACGACGGCGCAAAGACCTACTGGTGCTACTGGGATGATGCGTATGAATACTACTACTGGTTATCCTGAATGGTATTCGTCAGCTTCTTCTACTTGGGTTCAATTTAATAAAGGCGTGCCATACCCAATAAATTACTTAGTAGTAGCTGGCGGCGGCAGCGGTGGTGGTGAAGTTGGTGGAGGTGGTGGTGCTGGTGGTTTGTTATCTGGTACTAGTACAGTAACGTCTGATGCTTCATATACAGTGATTGTTGGTGCTGGTGGTACTGGTACAACCGCACAAGGTAATAACGGAGGAAATTCCACATTTGGTACGCTAACTACTGCAATTGGAGGCGGAGGTGGCGGTACGTCTAGCGGTGCACTGACTGCACGCAACGGAGGCTCTGGCGGCGGTAGTGGTGGATTTGGAACTGCTGTTGGTACAGGAACGGCTGGTCAAGGAAACGATGGCGGTCCTGCAACAGGAATTGGTGCGCCATATTATCCTGGCGGTGGTGGTGGAGGATCAGGTGGTGTTGGAGGGACTCCCCCAAACAGTACAACCAGAGGGGCTGGCGGCATTGGAACCCCAAATTCTATTTCGGGTACAAATGTAACTTACGCGGCTGGTGGCGAAGGCGGTTTATATAATGCTATTGGAAATTCTAATGGAACGGCGGCACCAGCAAATACTGGAAATGGCGGCCAAGCGGCTTCTGCTACTACCAACGGTCCAGTTGGTGGTGCTGGAGGCTCAGGCGTTGTAATCATTTCTTACGCTGGCGCTCAGCGTGGTACAGGTGGAACTGTAACATCGTCAGGCGGATACACTATTCACACCTTCACCTCATCTGGTACGTATACGGCTTAATAGGAAAAAACATGAGTCATTTTGCAAAAGTACTAGACGGCAAAGTTACCCAAGTGATTGTGGCTGAGTCTGAGTTCTTCGATACGTTCGTAGACAGCTCGCCTGGTCAATGGATCCAAACGTCTTACAACACCTACGGTAATCAACACCCAGAAGGTCGTCCTCTGCGTGGCAACTACGCGGGTATCGGATTTACTTACGACGCACAGAACGATGTGTTCTATGCACCCCAGCCTCACCCAAGCTGGACTATCAATGAAGCAACCTGGTTGTGGGAATCCCCCGTACCTATGCCTAATGATGGCAAGTTATATCAGTGGGACGAATCAACGATTAGCTGGAAAGAAATCGAATAATGCCAATCAGTCAGATCAACAATAACTCCCTGGCGAGCGGTGTACCAAGCAAGGCGAAGCTACCTACTGGTTCTGTGTTGCAAGTGGTTCAAACAAGAACACAAACGCCATTTTCCACTTCAAGTGGGTCTGCCGTTAGCACAGGTTTTTCTGCAACAATTACTCCAACATCTGCTAGTAGCAATATATTAGTTATTGCATATAGCACTTTGGGAGT